TCTCTGACATCTGTTTTACCTCCTGTGCGATAATGTATTCCTGTGATTACAAATCAGCTGCCAGGCAGTCACAGGTTCTGCTTTTCGGGAGCTACCCTAGGCAACTGGAGCGCCGCGAGAAGGATTCGAACCCTCAGTCCTGTTGCAGATCACTAGTTTTCAAAACTAGCCCAGTACCATTGTGGCATCGCGGCAAAAGTGGGTAGAGTAGGACTCGAACCTACATATCCGAAGATGACAGATTTACAGTCTGCTGCAATACCAATTCTGCGCATCTACCCAAAGACCGCCTATACGGTTGCGGCTGACTTGTCCGCAGGTTGATTCTCACGGGGAGTTGCAGTCGCTACTTTGTGGGAAAAGAGAAAGGGATTTCACAAAGAAAGAAAAAACCACATTGTTTACAAACTGCATATGGACCCTCTGGGACTCGAACCCAGACCCGGCTGCTTATGAGACAGCTGCCCTAACCTATTGAGCTAAAGGTCCATATGTGCCATATGGGACTCGAACCCACGACACCTTGATTAAAAGTCAAGTGCTCTCCCAGCTGAGCTAATGGCACAACAGGGCTAGTTGGAATCGAACCAACAGTGCAGGAATCAAAATCCTGTGCCTTACCATTTGGCGATAACCCCAGCGTGATCTTATCCTCACAGACCACTGGCTGTCAAGACAAGATTCATGATAAAGAACGTAGAAAGTACTACAGCACTGGCAAGTCTTTCTCTGGATCTTTTCTCATTCAGCCATCCTATAATGCTAGTCAGCATAAAGATGTTAAAAAGAGATGCCAGAATGCGGAGAATAAGAACAAACATTAAATATCCCCTTCCTTTCTGTGGAGTGAATTTTCAGCTTTGAAGCCGTCAGGATAGCGTTCCCAAAGCTTCTTGTTGTTTTTAATCGCAATATCCTCAAGAGAGGTATCAAGTGCCTCAGCAGTAAGTGCCAGATAATACAGCACATCGCCACACTCCTTGATAAGATGCTCTCTATCAAATGGATGCCCCTGAAAAATCTGCTTTTTAAGAAGATCAACAAGCTCACCTGCTTCACCTGCAGTACCGAGGATACCATTCATAAGCATGTTTTCCTTTGTCGCTTTTGTTACGTCTGATGCGGTTCTCATTACACCGCGCTGATACTCGTCAAATGTCATTTTCGTTTCCTTTCCAGTGATAAGATCACTATACGGCAATGTTTCAATCCAGTCGCAAAAATCTCGCCATTCGTCCAGTTTATGGTTACGGCGTGCTTTATAGATGTTTGCAAGGACTTCGTAGTTAAGCGTTACATTTCTGGTCTGGTTATAAGAATCAGGCAGCAGCTGAATTAGTTGCCACCAATACTTCTTTTCCTTGGTAGCAAGATATTTTTGCCTGTAAAAATTAAGTATACGGATTGTCTGATTCAATAGGCCGATTGGCGAATGCTCTGCCCCGTGAAATATTGGGAAATCAGATTCAACACTTTCAAAGTCAATAAGATGCTCTGCTGAGAAATCATCTAATGTAAATTCTTTGGCATCAATTCGATGCATGGTGCTACAACTATTCTTTGAAGTGCCTACGGAATATGTGTCTGCTTCTTTCCACCAATAAAGTGGTGCTGTAATTCTGATACATACCGGAAGCATACGCATAAATTTGCGATGATCGGAGCCATATGAAGATAAACGTCGCATAAGTGCCATATCTTCTTTACCGACTATAAATTGTGGAGACCATGTACATTTATCTGGTTGGATACTATCGCAGGTATCACAATCACGTTCTTCACCGACGTGAAGACAGCCCCAATGACTATCACTTTTAAACCATGAATTGAAGGAGTTTCGAAGACCTTCAATAGCAAATTCTATTTGTTCTGGGCTTGGTAATACAGCATGTTCTAATTTAATCATTACTCTTTTTCTCCTCAATGTGCCATTGAACCAAAATGTTTCATAGGATAATTATGTTCATGCTTCTGTGTGAATGTTTTAATAAGACATTCACAATCATTGTGCAAGAACTCGCAATGGTTTAATCATGATTACCTACCGCATAGAATCGCTCTTTTTCGTCTTGAATAAAAGCGTACAAAATTTCTTCAAAAAAGACATATTTAAAAAACTCTTGTAGATGGTAAGTGTCATATTTTTCCAGTAGGGAACAATCAAATCTATAATTGTAATCTTTTGTAGTGCCATCGAATAATGTTTTGGTAAAAGAAGCAACTATCCAGTTATTGCACGGTTTATCAAAACAAACATGAATCCCAAAAAGCTTGCCTATCAGGATTAGTGATGAAAAGTTTATCTCTTTCACAAGCACTTTTTTATTCTGACTCATTCCACATAACCTCCTAAATTTCGGTTAATCACCTTGTCAACCTCGACAGACTTAACGACAAAGTGTTCATTGATTTCTTTTTCAATTTCAGAATCACTCATTCCATCGTAGTATCTAGCATGGTCGCGATATTCATTTATGGTTTTACTATATTTAGCTTTTGTTTGCTCAATAGCGGCTTTTACTTTATCTTTGGACTGAAAGACACCAATCAAGTTGAGCAAAGAACCATAGGAATCAAAATAGGAATCAAAAGTTAAAACGAAAACTTTCATAAGACCCCCCTAGCTTCGCTTTGAGGCAAAATCTTTAAGTGTTCCAAGAAGTGCCTCTTTTGACCCAAATTCTGGAAGCTCCAAGATTAAAGCAGCTCTGCAAAAGCTGATTGTAGCATCAAGCCCCAAAACAAGCTCTAATTGCTCTAGTTGTTCTTTACCCATAGTATTTGCCATCGAATGAGCTGAAATTGATTGTGGGGCATTCTGTGGCTTTACAGCGGTATTTTGAGAACTTGACTTAGCAGCCATTACATCATTCTGCTGCTTAGCCTTAATCATAAAGTCCAAAATGTACTGGCAAAGCTCTTGACGTTCTTTACATGCTTTTATTTTATTTGCATCTGGATTAGGCACAGCTGAGAAGTCATTGATCTGCTTTTGATATCCAGAAATAACACCTTGTAACCATGTTGTTGCATTCTCAAATTTTGTTGCCATTACTCCTCCTATTCATCCAAAGGGGATATTGCTTTAACAAACTCGCGAGGAAAGAAAGCTTTTGAGCTAGAAGTGCAAGATACGTAAAACAATTCTTCGTTGGTTAGATAGCCATAGTATCCGTCTTGTGGATTACAATAAGCTTCTATTGTTTCGCTTGTGCCGTCAATAAATTTAACTAAAACTAATTTTGTTTCCATTGCTTATTCCTCCGGCATGTAGTAGATATCTGTTGAGAAGCTAGAAGCAGAAATATTTAATTCCTCAAATACCTCAGCTGCTCTGGCTGGATTTTTATACTCTGCAAGTACCATGTCTTGGTTTGCAGTCCTTGCAAAGATAGTTTCATCACGTCTCAGCAAAGTAACGTTATAAAACTCAACAGATTTGGTTTTACACTGTGAAATGATTCTCATTAGATAACCTCCTGTTCTTGTGTTCTATCTGGCATGTAACCATTTGGGTAACGTTTATTCGTTTACGATTGATTCCGTGTCCTTCGCGGCACAACTGGCAAACCAGTATGTCACCGCAATGCTGACATTCATCGGTTATTTCTTTGGTTGATATTTTCATTTTATAGTTTGAGTATATTATGCCTTGGCGCTATGGCAAAGAAACTGTCAAGGCTCACAGCTTTCGGGTCGCGATTCCCTATCTTTGCCATATGTGTAGTTACGAGTTAAAAGGGGCTTTTTATTTTGGAAAAATATTTTGGGGACTAAGTAGCCCCATGCCGGGGGCACGCTCTCAGACCCCTATACCCCTTTTCGTGTGATCATCTGGCAGCTGCGCAGCTGGTCGCGGCTCCTGATCTTATGGCGGCAAAACCTAAATTGTGCGTATTTGTATATACAAAAGCAACAGTGTTTTGCTGTCCTGGTCTGAGTATACGTACCATTGACCGTTAAAAGTACGTATAACAAACATTATACGAACTCTATGTTACTTTGAAGATTAACACAGATCAAGAAACCTTGACTAATCTTAATTCAAATCGTCAGATAATTTGAAATCCGATAGTTTAGGGGCTTCTGGTTCTGCGTCAATGACTTTTTCCCACTCTTCCGCAGTTATCTGCTTGGCTTCCGGTGCTGCCTCGGCTGATAATCGGAACTCCGAGGAGTTGACGTAATCACTGTTGTTAGTAAGATCAAAAATTGCAAGTACTGGTGACATCTTGCCGACAAAGGCAAGCTGCTTTTTGCAAGCTGTTATAATCTCTTTAACGGCTGAAATGGCTTGCTTCCACTCTTCATCACGTCCCTTTTCATATCTGGCTATGGTTCTTCGTGTTGTGCCCAAATAAGAGGCCCATGACTCAATATCAGGAACAACCGGGCTTGCAAGCCCTAGCGCTGCGGCTTCGTTCTTGTCTCGGCAGTAGGCCAGATAGGATTCACTGTCCCGCCTAAACGCTGCTAGGCCTTCGGCTGTGTCCGGATATACTGCGAAGCCCTTGTGATAAGAGCTAATGCCAGCACTCAACACATCATTGATCTCTGTACCTGTCATACTGGCCGCAACCTTTTTTAAACTGGGTGTGCGTTCTCCGCTTGGCATTAAATCACCTCCTTTTTGTGTGGGACATATACCTCTATACCTTAGTCTTTTATCTTTCCCTTCTAGCTGCCTTCTGTGCCCTTATAGCGCCCTTCTGTGTGTGCTCAGCTCTCACATGTGTCCGTCCTGACTGTGTGCTGTCCTCATCCGCCGCCTGTCTGTGTATCTCTTATCTGCTGGCTGCACTGTGTCGTCAAGCTCCTGCACTCTGTATCTGTATACACTTAGATACACTATACACATACCTACTTACCAGATATCTATATACAGTACATACAGATATACTATACATATACCTTATACATACTCACCTTATATATACCGTACATATATACCTTATACAGATATACTTAATATATATTATCAGACAATATATTATATATACTCTATATACACTGTACATATACAGATACTATATACATATACACCATATAATTATAAATATAATATAAATACACTGATAATATATTAAATATACCAATAGTATATTAAATGTATATACCATATACATATACAGTAAATATATATACTGTATATATTATATATAAGGAAGCGACATGGAAAAGCTGTAGGCCTGGGGAAAGAAAAAAGCCCACGACCAGAAAAAGAAGCACCGTGTTTCAGCACGGCTTGGAATCTTTTCCGATCATGGGCTATATACTCTATATATCCATATCTAGGCTACATATAAATACTATATATAGTAGCTTGATTACATAATACAACAATATGAGGTATAAATCAAGTTAAATATTTTTAAAAGTGTAAGTTGCACAAATTGAATATAACAATTCAAAAGTCAGAAAACATAAAAAAGACAATCCACTTTTGGATTGCCTTAGAAACTATTCTGTAATATAACTATAAACATACTGTTTTAAAAGCTTTGTATAGTTGTCGGACTCTGCGAACCACTCTGACAAAAGGTCATTATCTGGGCGAGCATCGCCAGGCTCGGCAGCTGCACGCGCGATTGGTAAAAGATCTTGATTTTTTTGTACAACGGCATCTGAAAACGAGTTGATCAACGTTTCTTTTAAAACTTCTGCATTGTGTGTCTGCTGACGGAGAAAAGAAACAACTTCGTCCCACTCTTGGCGCGTTGGGAGCCTGTAAGTTACTGCTGCAAGCTTTGAAAAAGCTATTCCGCGTGCATATGGGGCGACAAGATCACAAGCAGGAATCGAAAGTACTTGTGATGGTGTGATTTTAAGGCAAGGAAGACAATCTCCGGAAGAGATTGTTAAAAGTGATAAAATTTCTGCTGTATTTTTGGATTGTGTAAGCTGCTCTAGCTCGTAAGGGGTGATAGGATGATCACCAAGAAAAAGTTCATGCTGAAACACGAACTTTTCAATCTTGCGTTTTAATTGTTTTGGCTTCAACTTATCTTCCTTTCTCCCGGCTCTAACCTTGCCGGGCAGGTGCGAGCTACTGTTCAAAAGTGGCAAGTGCTGCACAAATACCGGCGGCTTCGTCTTTGTCACATCTACGCTCAAGCATCAGCTGGTAATAGTCACTGCTTCGCCATCCCCCATCAAAAAGGGTGGCAGCCTCATCCGTTGCCAGTGCGTCAGATTTTACTTGCTGCGCTCTCGCTGTGAACTCATCGTACGGCTTTTCATGGCTTGAATCAGAAATTATATCAACATCAACGCGACGGTTGTTGTCTGGGTCTTCATCATCGACAAAATCACCTGTGCAATTTTGCCAGTCAAAAGCATAATCAATGACGTCATCGACGCTATCCACCTTATAAGCTCCTTGACCATGCTCAAAAGAGCCATCAACTAAAAGACCAACACTGAGGTCTTGGCTATACTGGCCATTGTTCCATACTCTCATAGTAATTTCTACGAGTCTTTTTCTGTCTTCAATCTTCATTTTTTACCTTTCTGCCCTCGTAACCTCCGGGGCGGGTGCTTTTGGTTAGTCAACCCGTGCGTTAATATCAGATTTAAGGACGCATACTAAGCGCACATCATAGCCCCAATGGGGGTTATTTCGTTCTATCATGCCGTTATAGGTAACATATACAACAAAGTTGCCTGTTTCCCATCCGGTGCGTTGTGGTACGCTCCACGCTGTACAAGTCCAGTAGCCTGCTGTATAACCGCTGTCGTCATCAGCATCCGAAATCAAGTTGTTATACTTTCTGGCCTCGTCAAAAGTGATCGGGCGAACCTTGCAAGTTAGTTCTCCGTAGTCGTTCTGGCCATCTACCGTTGTTAAGCTTACGGTGTGTTCTACTAGGTTCTCGGCTCCTACTTCATTTTCAAGCCATCCCTGATAGTCTTCTGACTCTATATCTCTTCTAAGCTCGGAAAGTTTATAATTAGATTCGTGCGCGTCAAACGGCTGCTCAATTCCAACCGGTTGACCAGTCCAAGCATTCTCAACAACTAATGCTTTTGTAGTGTCCTTGCCGTGCTCAAGTAAAATAAAAACAGCGTCTCCGATACTAAAAGTCTGCCCTGGTTTTAAAATTGATAACTTGTTGTAACTCATGTAGCTGCCTCCTCTCAAAAAATCTCAACGCCGAGCTTGTCAGCTGCTGCGCTTACTACGTCCTCTACGGTATCACTGTCGGCGCTTTCGTACTCATCCACCATGTCAGCCAGCTCACACAGGTGGCGGCAGTCGTCCGGGTTCCATTCTCTGCTAGACTTGATGCGATATGCTACAGCCTCAGGCACGTCTAAATCTTTAAAAAGCTCATGTCCTGCTGCACCCATACGGCTCCAGTTAAACTCAACACACTCGATATACTGCGCGTTTGTGTAGCAATCTGGCGTTGCCTTCGTCTCTGCGATTAAATCGCCATTTTCCGGGTGATACTCCATCTCCTCAAGCTCTTCTGCTACTTCTTCCATAGTCTTTCCGCCCCACTGGTAAGACTCGAACGGGTCTGCATATGGCCAGTTTTCGCGAGCTGCTGCCAGAACTGACAGTCCTGTTCCTGGATCAGCTTCAAAACCGTCAAGAACGTTTACAACCTTGCCGTTCTCATCGCGTGTCACTGCCTGGATACTGCCGCCGTTGTCCTCATAAAACTTTGTTGTATACTGCTGCTTCTTTGTCATATCTTTTTACCTTTGCCCTTTGGGGCTTCCTTTCTCTCTTTGTGCCTTTAGTATAACTTAAAAAAGTTACTATGTCAAGACTTTTTTTGAAAGTTTTTTAAAATTTTTTCTTCTTCGGCCTGGTCTGGCGCGTAGTATATAAGGTGCTCCGGCTGCATGTGCAAAATGCAGCATATACGATTGATAGCCTCAAGGCTTATATGTGTATCCCCTGCCTTGATTTTTCGCCATGTATCCTGCGACAAAATGCCGCTTTTCTGCGCTGTGTAGGCTGTGACACCTGCGGTGGCCAATGCGCTAGCTACGTCAAATTTAAACTTTATCATATTTGTAGTACTCTCCTTTCGCGTTTGGTGTATCGCTACATATATATAGTAGCTTTTCCGCGGCAAAAAGTCAAGAAAAAATATAACGAAAAAAAGTTATAAAAAGTCTTGACATAACTTTTAAAAGTGATATAATAAGGGTGTAAACAAAAAAGCCGGTTGCACTACCTACCAAGCAAACGCAACCGGCACCAATCAAAAAAAGAAAGGTAGCTTGATTATACATCAAGCAAAGGGAAAAAACAATGTTATATTCAGAGTTAGCAAAAACTTATAGAAAGCTTTTCAAGAAGTATCCTAATATTTCTAGTCTTCAGGACTTCAGCGGCAAGATTTTAGAAGAAAAAACAACTTACATCAAACGTGGGGCACGTTGGATTGAGGTAAGGAAGGAAAAAAAAGAAGTACCGGCAACTTATGTTTTTAATGTATTTGATGCAGTACAATTTTTTAAAGACTTAGGCGGATACGAAAAAGTAAGTTGCGGCTATACAAAGGCTGGGTATCTTCCTGATGAGTTACTAAGCATCAACCCTAACAGAACGGAAAAAACAGTAAGAAAATATTATTTCATTTAAAAAAATAAGGTGGGCGAAAATGCCCACCTTATTATTTGCTCCGCGCCTGATCAAGTAAGCGCTGTGTCTGTTCCTGGCCGTATATATCCATGATATCAAGCTGATACCGTGCATCAGTCAGGAGTCTTTGCAGATCTACCGCTTCCAGGTCTGGCGTATGGCTCTTGATCTTCTGGCTGGACGGCTCCGGCTCTACCACAGGTGCTGCAGGTCCTTCTGCATCCTCTGCCGCTGATCGGATGCTATCGCGGTCTATAGCTGCATCGGCTGCATCTGTCAAAAACTGCGCTAGGCTTTGCCCTCTGGCGGCTGCTGCGTCTAAATACTTTTGCTTGCATCCTTTTTTCACGCGAATATTTATTTGCTCAAGATGTTCTTTTTGATACTTCATGATCGCGTTTTTCTGTGCCTCTGAATACTTGCTCATTTTACACCTCCTATAAATAATGGCCCTATTCCACCACTAGCATAGTTATAGCATAGAAATATAGTGCTAGCTATAGACAAAATAAACAAAAATTCTATAGCTAGCTTGTGAAATATCACAGTTGACTATAGCTAGCTATAGAAGTATAATACAGTCAGAAACAAGGAAAACAACAAACACAGAAAGGAAGTAAAAAAAATATGAAGAGAACAAAAAATATGATTTATAAGGCATCCGATGAAGCAAGAGAGCTGTTTTTATATGCTACTAACTCAGGCGTTTTGTATGATCGCCAGATCAAGCCAAGTATCGAAAACCTTAGAAAAAAGTTAAGAAAGGGAACCTTTGATAAAGATAAGGCGGCAGACCTCTTCTACTATGTAGCTACAAGTGCTTCGGCCATGTATGATAAAGACTTTGGATTTAGCTTTTCTGTCCAGCAGCGCTTCACAGCTGCGGTTGATATGGTCGATTTTTACATTGACGAAATTGAAGAGATTTAAGCCGAAACGCCCCGGCTTGGGGCGTCCGGTGGGGATTGCCTCCCGGCGCTGATGATGGCAGGCAAGAAAGGGAAAAGTTATGACAACATTACAAATTATTAGATTGAATGAAAGCATCCCAGCTATGGCGCACGGTTTCCGTTATAACGTCCAGATCTGGACGAAGGACAGCGGCCGCGGCTGGTGCTATGCCGGAAACGGCAAGTTTTTAAAGACTGCAGGCGAGGTTCTGAGCTATGGCAAGGAACATGCTGATTTTTACAGTGCTGACATGTACAAGGATTTTTACGCCTGTATGAGCGAGGAAGACATTGTATATTTTGTAGGGGTTTACAAGTGGCACGCCTTCCGCGTATATCCAGATGGAAAAATTACAAAGGCAACTGAGCAAGAACGCGAATTGGCCGGAAAATGGCTTGAAAGAGAGAAAGGAAAGCGATGATCACAACAAAAATTGTCTTGCTGGGCGACACTCACCCGGCAAGACTTCGCGGTTATGGTTACAGTGTGCAGATTTTTGTAGATGGTGAATATAGTAATATTTGCAAGTTGTGCCGGACTCTGGCAGATGCTGAAAGCTACGCCGAGGAATTTTAAGTTTTGCGTTTCTCCGCTTTAGGCGGCGAGGTTCACGACCTGGGGACGCTTTACCGGGAAAACCGGAACAAAAAAAGAAAACTAAAAGAAAGGTTAAAACAATGATTTTACAGACAGTATCTATCAGCGCCGCGCCGCGAGAGCTGCATATAAAGCTTTTCAAGGCTCACGGTGATGAGCTGGAGAAGCTTGAGAAAGAAATTGCAAGCCTTGACGCTGTGGCCCTTGTGTCATGGACGCGAGTATTTGAGGCGGTAAAGACTCCAGGTGTGGTGGCACATTGGGAAGTGCAGCACGAAATTGACGGCAAGGCATACACAGAGCAACGCATATTGCACGCATCCGTAAAAAATCCGGGCTGCATTCAGTTTTCTACAGCTCACATCTACCCAGACGAATATATCCCGGTGATGGATTCGCAGTTTAAAAATGCAGCTGATTTTTTCAGATATGAAGCGCCGCCATCAGCGGTTGTTATTGTTGAAAAGGTTGCGTGAAACGGAAAGAGGTGATAAAATGAAGGTAATCTGGGAATCAAGCCTGCAGATTGAGAAGATGCGCAGCAGTGCAGAGCGTGCTATTCTCTGCCAAAAGTCAAGAGGATTCAAGACAACGATTCAAAAAAAAGAAAAAACATGAAAAAATGTTTGATGCAGTGGCAAGGGGCATTAGTGACTTATTACTTGGCGTGCTGATTTTTGGCAATATGGCGGTTGCACTGTATTTTGGGAGTGTTCGATAGGAGGATATAAAACATTTTGTACAATGTTTACAATGTACAAGCAGTACTGCTATCTTATAATAGTGCATATTAACAAAGAAAGGAAGGGCAAATATGAACGAAGTAAGCGAAGAAGTAACTAAACTGGTAAGTGAATGGGAAAGTGAAGTTCTATTATCGGGTAGTCCTAAACAGATAGCCTGGGCGAACAATCTAAGAAGAAAAGCATTGAAACAATTGGCTGAGGATTCGTTACAACCACTAAGGTTTCGGCTTAGTTGGATGGCTATGAAGTATTCTGTAGTAACTTTAGCAAAGAAGGCCGAACAAGGAGGATTCAACAAGTTCCTCCTTGACAACTTTAAGGAGATGTATCCTGCATTCGCTACTCACGATCCGGATAACGCTCCGAGTAAAAAGGAAATACTAGCGGAGAAAAAGCAACTTTTTGATGCAATATCGAAAAAGATCCGGGGATTCAAATCGGCTTCTACTTGGATCGACGCGGATAGAAGAACTTACGGATTGCCGATTGATCTGGCCATTTTAAGCGTTCTTTCCAGAGGTATAAAAATTCCAAAAGAAGTCCTGAGGGAATGGGAATTGGACATATTTAGCGAGCAATAAGAAAATGGTATAAAATAATATAAAACGGGCACCGGGCATACCACGAATTAAAAAGAGAAAAATAAGAAATAGAAATTGCGGAGAAACGCAACGACGCAGAAAGGAAAATAGAATGCCAAAAAAAGCAAGCGGAGAGGGGGAGAGCATAAATGAGTATATAAATGGACTGATCAACGCGGACCTAGAAAAGAAAAGTGGAATAGCATAACAAATAAATTAGGCATTGGGTTAGCAACCTGGTGCATTTTCTAAAAAAATAAAGATTATGCGCATAGTGTGATATAATAGAATTATTAAAAGGAAAGGAACTACCGAAGAGGTAGGAAGGCAAAGAAAAATGAACGAAGAAAAAATGAAACGAGTATTAGAAGCGGTAGTACAGCAAAAGCCACTTGCTGAGGAAGATTGGCCGAAAGAGCGTAAGGAGTGGGGCTGGTTACTGGATAACACATGCAATGTATACCAAGGCTTTGGATTTCAGAACAAAACATTAACAAAATCAGTTCAAGCTGTAGCCGAAGATTTTTGGAAATTTGTCGACAGAGTGTATCCGGAACATGAGGAATCATGGCCGGACTGGGTAAAGGATCTTGCTGCTGAGTTTGCTTCCGGTGATGAAGATGATGAAGACGAGGAAGAGAAAGAGCCAACAGAGGAAGAGATACGAAATAAGAATATAGAACGAACCCAAAAGTTAAGGGCTACAATTGAAGAATTTCAGAAAAATTGCGCAGAAGAGTATTTAATGCAAATGCCAGCGGAAGAATTAGAAGCGTGGAAAACATTAGCGAAAATCGACTGCCATTATAAAATCCAAGTGTGGTGCGGATATAGAAGAGAAACTACAATCACAAGCGATTTCGTAATTGACGATACGGCAGTAAATTTAATACGAGAACGCGAATGGGTAGAAGAAACACGAAAACATAGAGTTGCGCATTATTTCCATTGCTATAAAAGAATATAAAAAGATGCTGCCATACCGGTTGCGAGGAGAAAGAAGGGTAAATATGAATTGGGAAAATTTGCTGAAAGTGTATGAAGATATGGGTGTTGAGGATATTATCCCAATAGCCCATACAAGAATTTTACCACATATAAAGGTATTGCTCGATGAAAATGGAAATTACATAGGGGCGATGTTAAACGGTAAAGACCGTTTTACTATTCCGTGCACCATTGAATCTGAATCAAGAACAAGCGGAAACAATCCACATCCGATTCATGACAATATGCAATATTTGTCGGCAGACTATAACAAAGAAAAACACGATAAATATATGGAACAATTAGAAGCTTACATTTCTGAAGTAGATGACAAATTGGCAAAATCAGTATACAGATTTGTTCAAAAAGGATTGATGAGGGATGTTTTACAAGGATTTCTAAAAAAGATTCCTTATCCAGAAGAAAAAACTGTTGTTTGTTTTGTAATGGCTCCGCAGGAAGAATTGATAAGAGCAAGTTTTAATGGAGAATATGAAAAATATTGCTTGAATCTTCTTCGATCAGGAGACGGGCAAAACAAGCAATGGAAAGACTATTATCTTCGCAGTTTGGAACCAAATGGAATGTGTGGCATTACAGGAAATAACGATTTTATTCCTGCAACTTATCCGAAGGGCATTAGATTTGCAGGTGATGGGGCAAAACTTTTTATTGCGTCATCTCGTAATATTATGTTGAAAGGAATGCCGGCCCTTGCACCTGGTTACATAGCGTCGCAAAAAATACTGCATACGCTTCAATGTCTGTGCTTTGAGGGACCACAATGGGCAAATCAAGTAATGCGTGACAATTTAAAATCTGTTAAAGAAATTAATTTAACAGTGGATGAAGAGAAAATAGTGAAAAGGTATATAAAAAACACACTTAAAGAAGGTAAGACGAGCCAAATAACTTCTGACTGTAAATAAAGGCTGGAGAATGTAAGAATTACTAATTAAAAAGACCGAAAAGGATGTGAAAATGGCACTGGAAGTGATTCGAAAGCAGAAAATTGAGAGAGGGGGTGAAGATGAATGACTGGTAAATATAATATTCAGATAGGCGATGTATTTGGGCAATGGGAAGTAATAGGGCAAGGCAGCAAGCCCTATTACTCAAAGTGTAGATGTACTTGCGGTACGATTAGAGATGTAAGCAACAGATCTCTTTGCGCTGGTGATTCTAAATCTTGTGGATGCAATAAGGAATACTTAAAAGCCAGACGGAAAGAATCTTCGGTTAAGACTGGTGATCGTTTTGGAATGTGGAAGGTGATTGGCGAATCAAGCAGACCGTATTCAGTTCTATGCAAATGTGACTGTGGGACAGTTAGAAACGTATATAGTCGTATGCTATTAGCAGGTAAATCTAAATCTTGTGGGTGCAATAAGGAGCATGTAAAAACTACCTCTAAAAAAATATCCGAAACCAACTTGAGAATTGCACAGAAAAAAGTCGGAACTAGTATCAATGGATTTAAAATTGTAAGTATTTTTAAGAAAAAGGGGGAGAATGTTTTTTATTGCAAAGCTATATGCCCAGTTTGTGGAAAAGAAACAGAAACCCAGTTGTCCAGATTGAAAAAAAATTATATGTGTGTAAATTGTAACCGTAATAATGGGGACTTTTTGAAAGAAATACAGAAAAGCTGCTATGTGGATGGTTCTTGCTTGCCAAGCATTAGATCAAGAGAAAATGGAACTGTCAACAAAAATTCTAGTACAAAAGTAAACGGGGTTTCGCTTCAAAAAGACGGAAGCTATAGAGCATATATAACATTTAGACATAAACAATATCATTTGGGAGTATATGCTAGTCTGGAAGAGGCAGCATCGGCACGCAAAGAGGCTGAAAAAAAGCTCTTTGGTGAATACATAAAGAGTCATCAGGGATGGGAAGATGAGCTAAAAGAAATCGGAAAGAGACATAGAAAAAAAACATAATAAAAAGTAGGGATAGAATCAAATCTATCCCTATTATTTTACAGTTCTTGACAGTACTTTACATTATTCCACATTATTTTACAGTAAAATAATGTGGAAATCTATCGGCTTTTCTTACGGCGCTGCTTCTGTCTCTGCTGTTTATATTCGGTTCTTATGACCGTGATGTTCCCGACAGTTTCCTCTGTTCTGATGCGCTTCAAACTGCCAACATAGGTTATTATGCTGATTTCGTGTTTTTTTCCACTTCTACTGCCCATATCATCCCCTCAACTTTCTCGTAAGCTGCTGTCCAAATGATTCTCGATACGTAATTTTTGCATCTGTGTCCACATCAATAGGGCGTCCAACGACTAAAATTTCTGTGGGATGAAGTCGGGAACACATTTCATTGAAGCCCTGTCGATAACACTCCTTGCCTTGATCGGTAAAGCAGCCGTTTGTACTGATTGCCAGCGTACTCTCTTCTGGCAGCCCTTCAAAGCAAAAATCAAACGTCTCTGCATTTCCCCAACCTACAGTTGGGATGACGTTACAGCCATTCATAAATAGCCACCATGCCAGGGCACGACTTCTATACACTTGATGCAGCTGCATGACCTTTGGCATAGAGTCATAGAATGAGAAGTCAGGAGCACAGACATATTTGAAATTTTCAAGCATCGGAAGATACTTTTGCGGTTGATTCCATAATGGCTCGAACCGCGCATCGTCAATAAAAAAGTGGCAAAGTGCCTTCTTCGGATTTTTTTCTTTCACCGCCTCACAAAATGATACTGCATTAAGCCCATTCAGAGCAGCATGTACTGGGAGCAGTTTTGGAAATCCCAGTGGAGTAAGTTCGGATTGATAAAGATATCGCTCACGGAGAACGTCTTTTTGCGTGTGAATCTTTGTGTACATCTGTCTCCCTTTCTGGCACATTGCCTAAAGTCGTGCGTGTACTGTGATCTTTATTTTATGCACAGTACCTAATTGCATTACTTCCTAAAAGCTGATATATAAGTTCATCTGCAACAGTTACTATACTCCTGCCAAAAAGGCTTATAAAGTCTGCGACAATTTCCTCTGTTTCAATCGGGATAGAGTATCCGTATTCCATTGCGTGAACATGTGTTAATTCGTGGCACAGCACTTTATCAATCATCTGGTTTGACAGATCATTACACATAAAGACGGTCTTTAAATTGTTGTCGGTTACACCTAGAGTATATGTTCCGTCACTGCGTTGCAACTGCGGATCGCCAGGATTGACAAAGCAAACTTGCCAAGTGCTGTTATTTACTGTAAAAAACATTTGATACCCCCATTATAGCACATTTATAGCAAATGCGCAATTGAAATAAAACCGGGAGCATCTGCTCCCGGCTGTACCATTGATTATATACGCTGTACCCAGTTTGTCATCTTGGTTTTCATCATTGTTTTTTCGGAAGCTGAAAGCCCTGGCATGATCTCTTTAAGATCTTCGTCAATGACGGCCAGCAAGGACTCAAGCCCTCGCATGTTTGCGTCATTGTCTTCTTTGGTGTTAGCTTTGTGCATGTCCTTAGTCTCACTGTATGACCTTCTAGCACGGTCATATCGGCTTTCTGACTTCATTCCCATATCTTCTACACTTCTACCATCTGACGGCATTTGGGAGCCTCTACGTGGGTCAGAGTAGTACATGCGCCCAAAGCGGAGTCTATCGAGATCACGCATACGCTCTTCTTCTGGCATATCAGCCCATTCATAATACATTTCTGGTGTCATGTGCCAATAAGGTGGTTCGTCATAACCGCGTCTGCCTGTGGTCCTTGTCCCTCTACCCTTTGGGGCAAATCTGCCGTTAGCGTATCTGTAGCGGTCGTAATAGCGGCGTGACGGGTAATCACCGTATTGCTCAACCATTTCCATGATTTCATCATCGTTTTCCAGTCTATCCATTGCCTCAACGATGCGATAATCTTTATCAAAGCAAACAATGTTCTTAACAATTTCAGTCCAGTCTTTTAAATCATCAAGATTCTGGCCTTCGAAATTATCAATTCCGATAGCTTTAGCTTTTTCTTTGACACATTCTAAGATCTCTTTAGCCCATTTATGCATAGTCTACCTCCAATCAAGCAACTCTATTCACTATAAGGTTTGCATTGGCAACCTCAATAGCAACGCCACTTGTATTCTCAACTGCAATATTTACGCAGCAGCCACGCGGAACACTGATAAAAATGCCTGAGGACACATTGTTAAATTGAGATACTGCAGCTGGTGTTGAAATCATTTTGGAAGCAGACACGGGCTCACCACTGATAGCAACGGCTAATGATATAGGAGCCGCAGTTCCACCGGCTGGAAGAGCTATATTCGCGGAGAAGTTTACAAAAAACCGTGCCTGACACTGATTCGTAAGACCTCTAAGAGTAATGATCCCACTGCCTTCACGGTGCTGTATGCAGTTTGAACCCTTAACAGATGTGTTTGTAAAAGTTACATTTTCATTTGCCGCAACTTCCTGTGTTGCGACTGCAACATATTCTGCCATTTGATACCTCCTTAAAATAAGGGACAGGCTCTATTTCGAGTCTGCCCCTTTGCTGATAGTAATACTGCGTTAGTTAGCAGACATAACCGTTTTGGTTAAGATACCGATATTTAATTTTGTCAGCAGTTGCAACCACTGTTGCATCCGCATCCGTAAGCATAGCCATAGAGATTAGATGCCGGGAAAGACGGTACTGGAGTAGGTCTTACAGCGTCAATAATCTGATTGGTCTGCGCAGCCATTGCTGTGGTGAGCAGTGCACTCTGGCGATCCTGTGAAGCAGCTCTGCGAAGATCATTGTTCTCAGCCTGCAAGGTGGCAATCTTGTCCTGGCAAAGGTAGTCAAGGATGCTTCTCACACCTGCATTTTGGTTGTCAATAATATCTCTGGTGTTGTTGTTCATAGTGTTCTGCAATGCGCAAGTGTTGGTTGCCATATTGTAATTTACACCCTGAATAGCTTCGCGTGTCTCGCAGCAGCAGTTAGCTAACTGTGCCTGCAGAGCATTTGTATTTTGCATATTAGCTACGGTATCAGCGTTGATAGCCTGCTGAATGCCATATCCAGTCTGCATGATGTTTGTGTTGATTCCATTGAATCCGGTTAACATGCTATTGTTAACTGCGTAGAATCCATCACAAATACCATTGTTGATTCCGTCTAACTTTCCAACAATCGCTTGGTGATCAAAACCACGCTGAATTGCGCTATCTGTGTAGGCTGCCGCGGTAGAACCCATGCCACCACCGTTATTGCCCCAACCGCCGAAGCCATTACCCCAGCCGAAAATGGCAAAAATCAAAATGATCCAGATCCATCCCCAACCGTCGTTGCCCCAGCCACCGCTGTTGTTACCGTTACCATCAATGCTAGCCACTAATGGTACACTACAGTTCCCTGAGTTAAACATACTATTTACCTCCGTAATATTTTTTATATACATAATCTTGCGCAAGAATTAGTATCATGTTTTTATTGCATTCCAAATTGATTTTTTATCTGGCGAACTGCATCGTCAACATTTATCCCTTTCTCTTTGCAAAGGTTGCGAGCTAATTGTTCTACACCCTTTGTATCACCTTTATTTGCCATATCCATAGCATTTTTTAAAATAGGATTGCTCATAGCTTGGCTGTTTCCAGCCATCTGTTGCAAAAACTGCTGCGGATTCCTCATGGCTTGAAATAGCTGAAATGGATTATTCATTCTCATTCGCCTCCTTCTTTAAGCCTCCGGACCTTTTAGGCGCTATCTTAGGTATCAGCTCATCAAACTTCTTTTCGAGGCTATCAAATCTTGCCATAAATGCCTCTGTAGCCTCGTCAGATAGCCCCATTTTCATTTTGGACATGTCAGCTGAACTATTCGCCATATCTGGTTGCGAAGCTGTGTATGGCTTATACACAATCGTTCTAATGGTCCCATCTGCATTCCATGATTTTGTATAGATCTCCGACATGTCTTGCTTTGGGAATACGGCAACTGAACCGTCCATAGGTACATCGTTCGCAGTAATTTGTTCGACAGCTTGCACGACCTTTCCGTTCAATCCAGCCTGCTGCTGTGGCTGAATGCTTTGCTGTTGATTAAAAAGCGGTTGGTTTTGCTGCAGATCATAACGCGGCTGCTGATATTGATACGGGTAATAACTATTATATTGGCCATACATTGTCTGTTGGTTGTACGGCTGATACATCTGATTTGGTATCGGCATCGCCTAATATCACTCCTTCCTCGTCAAGGACCTCTCCAATAGCTTGAATCATTGCTGATTGATACTGCATTGGAATCATACATACATCTGGTCTTTCAAATATTTTAGTTAAAAATGATTCGGGAAACATCATTCACACCTTCCTTCCTCTTATTCTGACTGTATTGTGCCATAAAACTAAGATGTAAAAACGACAGGGATACGACATGTTAACGACAAAAAGAGCTGCCAGATAAACTGACAACTCTTTTAAAGAATATTTTACTGTAAATAAATGTCGAATATTGTTAAATAAAGTCAAATAATGTAAAGAAATGTAAAATACACTATTACAACATCTGCAATTCCTCTCCGGTGTCCTTTGATGTGAGTTTGATAGAGACATCATATCCTAATGCTTCAGATATCTGACGTATATCACTTTCTCTAAAATTATTTAATCTAAGCTTTTTGGACACATTAGATTGAGAACACCCTAACAGTTTTGCAAGCTGAACTCCGTCCATCTCTTTCTTAAACATTATCGTTTTTACAATGTTTGAAAATGTGTTTTTGCTTTCCATTTACTCACCTTCCTCCTTCGGTTTAAGATCTGCCTTGTAAGAGATCAAATGTTCTTTTACAGCCTCAAGGTCATTAGATTCTTCTGGTATCAATCGATTGAGATAATATAAAAAAGAATTATAGGCCTTTGGTGTACAATAATACTTTTCTGTGCCATTCACCGTAACTATTCGACCTCTAAATGATGTTGGGGATGCATTATCAATTAAAGATTTAGAAAAGTCCAGTGCAGACTGCTTGACCATTCTTAGAAAATATTCAAATGCGGTGGCGCTTGATGAAAGAAATCTGGGCCAAATCAAATCTAGGTTACTAGAAAACTCATATTTTTTAAGTTCAGTTGGATTCTGCTTGCCACTAGCCATCTGAATGTTGTAGGATAATACACCAATTTCATTTGTGATATAACGGCACAATTCAATGCTAACAGATATGTAAACTGCAAAGTTAGGATCGAGATTTGCTGTAAATCTTTTTGAACATTCATCGACAAACTTCATTGCCTTAGAGTCATACATCATTCCACAAGTTTGAAAGCCTGCGTTGCTAATTCCGATTAAGCGCAACCATGTAACAGTATCTTGATTGTTGTAAAGTATCTTGTCGAGTAGTTGCCACAATGGAACATCGTTAAATAAGCGAAGTGGTTTAGCACTGTTACTATTTAAAATGTAAAGTGCCATGGTTTCAGCTGTAACACGTTCTTTATCAAAAAATTCCCCACCCAATGCATTAAATCCGGTTATAACCCCATTTTCACGCTTGAGAAATATCCTGCGCGATTGGTGCGTGAATAATTCCGCTGGGTTAGAAGGTGGATCAATCTTTTTGCGCTCATCGGATCGTGGCAAGCGTTCCCATATCGGACAAGGCTTAGACCATAGTTCTCCATTACCATTCTGTAAAGGAACTAGGTTCATCATAAGCGTTTCAAAAAGATTTCGCCCGATTGCGTAAACAATAGTATTTTGCCCCAACCATCCAATGCTGATTGACGGCAAATCTGCCCTACTTGGCTTTACAGAAACATCGTCATACCCGTTGATAAAAAGAAGCCATCTAGCCGCTTCTGCATATGTTAGTTGCATTTTTGCTTCTCCACTTCTTGTCGCAAAAATTCGTACCTTGTTGTTGCTTTCAGAAATTTCTCCGTTTAACTTTGCAGCACCAAAAGCGGTACCTTTTTTAGCTTCGTTTGCCTGATAGAATGGAGCATCAGGATGGAAAAGCCAGAAACGTTCTCTGTATTCCTCTAAATATTTTAAAAACGCTTCTGGAAAATGACCGAGATTCCAATAGCTTTTCCAACGGCTGATTGCTTCATCCCTATTCAAAAGCTGAATCTCATCACCGTTTGAGTTGAATCTTGCAAATCCGGAATGAGCAATTGCAAGAAGTAGCCGTATCATTGCGACATTTTGAGTATCTGTTTCACCTGCCAAATCCATGTATTCGTGGCTGTGAGTGAAAACATCCTTGAGTGAAACTTCTTTAATGGTATAATCTGGAAGCAATACACGCACCCAGCTTTCGTCAAGCAAATTAAATTCTTTCTTCATATATATCCTTCTTTCTGCAGTTCTTTACTTTATTTAACAGTTCTTTACTTTAAAATAATGTCAAATAAGGTTAAATACTGCTATTTACTAATATATATATTTCTTGCAATGCATAATCTATATTTATACGGCTCAAATATCCGATTTTTGCATTCCAATCTTGAGCCTGTGCGATCATGGCATAATACAGTTTGTGGCTCAGGTGAGCAGTTACGAAGAACACAAAGTCAGATTTTTTTAATGCAGCGTTGCGCACAGTGCTGACATCTCCTGCGCTGATATATTGCCAATCTGGAAGATAAGTTTTGAACTTCTTTATCAAGCTTGGATGCCCTCCTACAATTGTTACACGAACGTTTTTAAGCTGCTGAATTTGCTCTTTAGGCAGTTCATTTGCAATTTTGGTTTCTGAATCGTTTTCCAGCGAAAATATATGCTCTCGCAAAGCATAAAGCTCCCTACGTTCACCCTCTACCTTTTGCAGTTCGGATTTTAGTGCATCATTCTTCTGCTTGAGCAGTTTTATCTGATCAGATAAGCACTGAATCTGCTCGGTATAAGCTTTTTGTTCAGAAATCCTACGTTCCTGAGATTCAGATAATGCAGATTTTGCTTGAAGCAATTCATTTTTAACACTCTCTACTTCAATATACACGTCTTCACGATTGTGTTGGAAGTAGTATTCTTTAGACTGCTTATATGCCTTACACATAGCTAATATATAGCTCGTATATTTTGCATAAGTCAGGAAATCCTCACGTATTCCTCCTCTTTTTCCGTGCGTATAAGCAATTGCTAGTGCTTCCAGATCTTCATGTGTGAACTGTAATTCAGAAAAAATAGAAACGCTTGAAAGTGACTCAATGTCAAACACTGTAGTGTATCCAAATTCCTCATCTTTTGGCGCTAACTGGATCTGCTTAAATAAATCTTTTGGAAGTTGACTAATGTATGATTTTGCTCTTTCCTGAAAAGCACAGTCATATTTCTTTAAGCCTTTTTGTATTCTGCGTTCTGGATTGTATCCGTAGTTTGCAATAAAGCAAAGTAATTCATCACATTTTTTACGTTCTTGCACTAACTCTTGCGGCCACATATTTAAAAAGTAATAGCCTGCAAATAAATGGCTATTAAAATTATCGTCCGAAACATGATCTGACTTTGCAAGCTTTGCATAAATGACTTCTCCGATTACACTATCAAAATGAAGCGGTTCGTCTTTTGGAAGCCTTTTAAAAATGTTGTATAGCTTTCTGTATCCCTTTTTGAAAAGAATATCCAAAGAAGTCTGTGCTTGTTCATCTTCTGTGTAGCTATATTCGACGATTCCGAGTGCTTTTTTATAAGCTTCTTCTGTTTGCAAAGACAGCTCTTCCGAAAATAAAGTATTGTAATATTCGCTCTGCTTTGCAGCATTATAATAAGCTACAGCATTCTTGCCATATTCGCTTTCTAAATCTAATCGTATATGGCGTGCAAACGCGATAGCGCAAGCGTAAAACGGTATCAAGTTTACTTGCTCCATAAAATGCCTCCTTTCTTTAATTTTAGTAAAGAATTATCTTGTGATAAAATTACCAAAATTTTATTTTTTGATTACGTAAATAGGATCTATTTTTTGATTTATTATAAATCTCATAATGCGTTAAATACATTGCAAAATCATCGTTCCATGCCTTTTCTAATTTGACCTTATATTCCGTAATATGCCCAGACTTATATATTCGTATCGCGTGATATCTGCCGTATGTATCGTCGCTATCTGTATGCCATATGAATAAATCTACATATCCATTGTAATAATCTTTTTTAACTTGTTTGTACATGTTACAGCATAATTCAGTTGTTGGCAAATCAAATTTGTCAATGTAATTAAATGCCATTGTAAACTCGCCACTCGCAAACACAGTTAATGCTGATACAATATCAATTGTTTTCATATTATTAGCGGATAGTAAGCGTCGTAATGATTCTGCAATATTACAATTCCGTTCATATATCACATCGTCAAGTTTTCCTTCTGCAATAGCATTTTTAACACTAACTATTCTTTCGTAAATCTCATTACTTACCATAATAAAATCCTCCTTCTAACAATTTTTAACAGTTCTTTACCTTATTAAACTTTTTTAAATGTCAAATAATGTAAAGAATTATAGATCATGTGTCCGCATGTATTCCTCAATGGCGAAGCAAGCAAATCCTGCTAGGGTACGGCCTGACTTACGGGCAGCTTCCGAAAAGGCTGCCTTTTGCGATTCTGTGCATGATACACTGAATTGGATCTTGCGCTCAGCTGCAGGGACTTCTCTACGGCCTACATACCCACCATTGGGACCAATCTTCGGAGTTGGATTATATCCGGGTGTGTAAGTCCTGCTTGGGTCAACTGGAGCAGGGACAAATACGGACTTTTTTTCTACCGGCTGGATACTTGGAATTTCAGTTTCGCTAGTATCTGTAAAATCAATGCCAGCTGTCACATCAAAAGAAGTAGTAGTGGTGTTATCTTTCTTTCTCATCTTAAATTACTCCTTAATTAGTTCTTCTGCGAATTGCACATAGTCAATGGCAGCGTTACAATTTGAGTCAAATCTCATGAGTGTTGTTCTGGTTGCCTGTGCCTTTTGTACAGCAATGCTTTCACGAATAGTTGTGCAAAAAACCTTTGTGTTGAGCTGCTTGGCAATCTCTTCCAAAGAAGCTTTAACTTCCTGGGCGAGGAGCTGACGGCTCTTATATTTCACCAACAAGAGTCCTGCAACCTCTAGGTTAGGATTATTTCTTTTCTTTATGCCTGTGATGGTTCTGTTAAGTTCTGAGAGGCCTTGAATAGCATAACGGTCTGCGGTGACAGGAATGATGACCTTGTCAGAAGCAATTAAACAGTTTTTAAGTAATTTGTTGTCAGCCGGAGCTGTATCAATAATAACGTAGTCATAGCCGCTTAATTCGGAAAGAGCGTCTTTTAGTCTAAAATACTCATTCCCGTCACTTGGGAATCTTTGATCTGCTGTTTTCAGCTCTGGATCGGACGCAACTATGTCGCCTATTTCTGTTTTTTGAATAGCTTCCGCAATTGGAAGCGGATCTTCAATATCTAAAATAACATCGTAGAGAGTTGCTGTATCTTTGGACACTGCTCTATAAGTGTCCGTACTGTTGCCCTGCGGATCAGCGTCAACAAGCAAGACCTTCTTACCTTGTGACATTAAAATTGAAGCAAGTGTAGTGGCTGTTGTGGTCTTTGCAATGCCACCTTTTTGGTTTGCAATACATATTACTTTCATAGTGAAACCTCCTTTGTGATTACATTATTTTACAATTCTTAACCTAATTTGACATTTCTTTACAGTAAAATAATGTTTTTTCCTTTCTCAGTTATAGGATACATTGTTAGAACTAAAAAGTCAATAGTTAGAACTAAAAAGTTATAGAAAATATCTTTAAGGTTATACATGTGACATTTCTTTACATTAAAATAATGTTAAAAAATGTTGTAAAAATCCCCTAGCATCATAAATACCAGGGGACTATTTATAGTTGGTTGATTTTTGATTTTATATCGGCAATCCTGCGATCAACCGTCCTAGTCGACACAGATAACCGGGTTGCTATTTCGCTGATAGATTTGCCTTTAGATAACATATCAAATGTTATCTCTTCATCGTCCGTGAAATTACTTCTAAGTTTGTAATCATCAAGCTTAGACTGGGTAAGTTTGTGTAATTTCACGGATCACATCATGACTCCTTGATTGTTAGCTCTTTAGAATCAGTTCTTTTGAGAATAATAAGCTGCCTATCCATATCCGGTATCTTCCAATTATCAACAGATTCAGAGTCATCTACGATGATAGGAAGGGTAGTAGCGTATTTCTTCTGAAAAGCCTTGCAAACATCTGTCTCGATTAAGATTTTTGCACCGTGATTAAGGTTTCTAGCGTATGGTTCACCGTTTACACAGAAATCACACGTTTCTTCTAGGTCGCCATTCACAAGCTGCCTGAAAAATTTCACTTGGCAATACTCTAAGTACTCGTTTACTTTGCTTTCCAGAAGTTCATGCTTACAGATGTTGAAGCGTTTAAGCAAGTCAAGCTGTGCTTGCGTATCTGCAATTAGTTGTTCATTCTTTCGACGCTCAGCGTTAAGCTCTGCAATCCTTGCATCAATCTTGATATTGATTTCGGTTTTTGCAAGCTCTGCTTTTAAGTCAGATAACTGATGTTGAAGATTATTTTCTTCTGCCTTGAGCTGTGCAAACGTTGCATTTGCAGTATTTGCTTCTAATTGGCTTTCAAGCTTTATAATTTCTGCAGATCTGGTTTTTGCTGTTTCGTCTGGCTCTGCTGGAGGTAGAGCGGATATAGCTTTTTTTTGAACAACTAAATCATCGACAACTCTTGACTTTTTATCGGATTCTTCACGAAGGGTAGAAAGCTCTGCACCTGCAGCATTGAATTTTTCATGCAAAGCATCAATGATTTCTTTGCATTTCATTCCATTGTCTGTGATTTCCTGCAACTTTTCTTCTTTCGATTCTTCAAAATGCTTTCGCATTTCATCCTGCTGATCAGATGGATACTCGCGCTTGCAATACGGGCAAATCAGCGAATTTTCATCAAACTGCATATCTTTATTGCTTTTCCAATCGCTTGAGAGCTTCAAACGTTTAGCTTCAAGATCTCGAATTTCAAAGTCAATCTGATACAGTTCATGCTCTTTGGCATTTAAACTACTGTTGGATAGGAAAAGTTCTTCCCTTGCTGCTATAATCTGAGCGTCTAAATCGGCAATTCTTTTCCTACTTTCAGAATTGGCATCATCAGCAGCCTTTATTTGTTCTTGCTTTAACTTGCAAATTCTCGCCTGAATTGTGCGCTGCTCGTCAAATGCTTTCTGCACATCGGCTTGCTTACTCTGGTTATCTTTGATTTTGCTTTCAATATCTGCAATCTGACTGTTTATCAAGCCTTCATCAATGACAATTTTCTGCTTTTCCACCTCATCAATGCGACTTGGAAACTCTTTGCGAATATCAAGCAAGCCTTTAGTGCCATTCCTTCCGCGTCTACCGTTCAACATGGTGTTGAATTTTGATTTTAATTCATCAACACTGCCATCATCCAGCAGTGGGAGAAGAGGGGAGAACTCTGGAAAACGTTCACAAACCTCTGCATTGGAACATGTTCCAAAGGTGGATTCCAAGATTGATCTGCAGTCAGTGGCACTTTTTGACAAGAGTGTTTTAGCGTTGATCAAGTTTGAAAGTGCGCTCACAGGAACTAATTCTTCTGCGATAAAATCTTCATAGTCACACTTCTTTTTAGGAATATCATTGATATAATAGTCAATAACATTACCTGTGAAGTCACCCTTTTTATTGTAGTTCTGACGAGAGACTTTTTTGAATGTTTTGTTGGAACCGTTAATCTCTACGGCCATCTCGACTGTAACCTCAATATCGTTAATCTCGTTACCTGATTTATCGTGTGGCCTGATTCCAGTAATTTCTTCGCCGTTCTCACCCCTGCAATTCAGCACCCAAAAAATAGCTCTCTTAACTGTGCTCTTTCCAGATTCATTACATCCAGATACCTCTGTTTTATTGTATAAATCTGTGTCTACAGCTTTTCCGTTGTAAAAACTGCAAAAATTATCTAACTTCAAATGCTTAATTCTCATCGTTTTCCCTCTTTCTTTCGTTATCGGTTTCATTTGCGCTTGATGCAGTACACAAAGCAACTGCAAGCACACCAGTAATTCCGCCGAATAATAGTCCTGCTATTAAACCAATTAAAAAATCCATATTATTCATCCTTTCCACTTACAGAATCTATCTCAAATGAGAATCCGGTTCTATCTTCAAGCTCTTTCATAAAACGTTCAATGTCTCCGTCGTATTCCTTTGAGAATTTGTCAACGTAGTCCATTGTTTTCTGTATTCGTTTGGCGATTGCTTCAGCCTTCCAATTAGGACAAGTATCTGCCAGAGCAAGTCCAAATGATGTTAATATGATGCTGTATATGTTGTCCACAGCGTCTTTATTTGCCTTTTGGTAGTATTTGTCATAAAGCTTGCGATCAACGTCTCGTGCAATATTTTCTTTTAATAAAGCAATTCTTATGCTTTCTTCTGCACCTGTGATTCGCTGTTCTACGGCTTTGTTTCCTTTTTTTGCTTCTCTTTCAGCCCGTCTCCTTTGTGCTCGTGTCATAAAGCCTCCTTCTAGGTAGTAGACTATTTTAATGTATTAAAGCTTGTTATAATTTAAAATAGTCTATAAAACTGCGCTTTGCTTATATATTTAGTTCTGGCAAATACTCTGGTTGCTCGGATGCAATTGAAACCTTTCCCTGCAACTTCTGACATTCTTTTTGCTTCGCAATCTCTGCGGAGTATGATCTTAAAAAATTGCTGTGAATAACTGTCTCAAACTGAGTTGCTTGTCCCTTCGCCCATTCTTCCAGATTCCTTGCGTTTCCAACTGTTGACTGGATAATTGGTGGAAGCTTGGCAAACTCGTCATCAGCATGATATGTGCTGTTTCTGACAGCTATCCGAACCAAAGACCACGCTTCCAACGGCGTAGGCGTGTCTGCTTGACTCAAAGCGACTAACTTTTCGTTGATTTGACCGATTGATGGTGGAAAGCCTGTGTTTTCCGAAAGTATGTATGCCTTGAGTGCTGCACTAACCTGCTCGTAAGTATAGCCAGATAGCATATTTGCCCATGTAGTGGCAGTAAGCTCTATATCTGCAATTTTGTAGTTTGGGTATGATACAGTCATTACTGCCATTAACTTTTTAGCCTCGTTTTTAGTCATCCGTAATACTTCCCAGAATTGCATCAAGTTGTGAACGCTGCGGATTTTGATGTTTGCCCTTAAAACTATCGTTAGTATCATGCAGTGGGAAAAGTCCTGCCCAACAGTTGTCAACGGATTGGTTTAAAATCTTGATCATAAGCTCGGTGTTTCCGCCAGATAGATTCTCCAGCTTGATCATCGCTCTCTTTAAGGCATTTGCGGTTAGGGGCTTTTTAATCTTCACTCTCATGGAAACAAAATCGTTAAATGCTTCATTCAGACATTCATTATCAAAGTAATTTTTTGATGATGCGTTCTTGTTTTTTGTGTCCATTAGCTCATTTAAATCATCATACAAAGAGATGATTAGCGAAACTGCATCACCCTCGCCATTAGACGTTAGCAAGCTCACAACGTTTTTTACTCTAGGTTCATAGCCCTTGCTTTTGATTTGAGCTATCAACTCTTTTCTTGTCATTTTTACCACCTTCCTTTCTTTCTTCTGCCGTTTATTCATGGCTCTCCTCTGGCAAATCAACCAAGCTGTTGGCTTCCTGACCTTTTATGTAAAACATTTCCTCACCTCCTGCATCTAACCGCTAAATCGCGCTAGAAAGTCTATGAGCGCCAACGCTTCCAAGCAGCTTGACAGCTTTTTCAAAATCTGGAGCATATCCGCAATCTCTGAGAAGGACTGCACAATCTGTAAACTGATTATTGATCATCATGCATGTTTCATGATATGCACTCTTCTTTACTTCACTCTCTGGGTCGTTCATGTATTCTCCAAGCAGGTGTACACCTGTTGCTGCAAGCTCATCAAGCTTATCAAGCTCGGTTTTCAGTCTGTTTTCTGTCTCTTTGCTCATTTCCCCTCCATACACTAGAATTATTTAAAATGGTTCTTGCTTTTTTATCGTTTACAATCTCTCGTTTTAGAGTCTCAATATGCTTCAACTGGTTTTTATTGCGCTCATTGACAGCCTCATAGTTGCTTTCTAAGACTCTGATAAGGCGAATTAGTTCTTCTTTTCTCATACCTTTTAGAGTACTGTCTGCCAACGGCCTATGAGCGACTGTAAAGCCACCACATTCTAAAATATTCGCCATAATTTTTTATATCCTCCTGTCATGCCATTAGGTCAGCATTTTTTTAAGTCCCAGTGTTTTCTTTAACTGGTCACGGTAATTTACAATCATGCTTTTTGCTGTGTAGGTGTCTATGTTGATTATGTCAGCACATCATCTTCCTCATAGCTCAAATTTCTATCACTCAGGGTAAGTTGTTACGTTTTCTGCTTCAATAATCCTGACCATCTGTCTCCTTTCTCAAGCGCTTTTTCTGGCGACAAACCTTTGATTCTATTATTCTTTCAACAAAATCTCTGCCACCAAAAATCATGATGATTTGAGTCAACATGATAATAACGTCAGCAGTTTCTTCAAGAATATCTGCTCTGGCTTTTGCCAAGTCTGTGTCAGGCGTTGGATTTACATTTCCACCCTCCAGCTGAATTGTCTTGCGGCGATGTTTAAGCAGTGCTTTTATCAGCTCGCTCATTTCTTCAATCGTCTGGTCGATTTGTTTATCCGCTCCGTAAGTATCAATACATTCCTGCAGTACTTCTGGATATGCCGTTGTTGGCAATCCTGTTGTTTCGTATATTTTCAAGCGTTCTCGGTTTTCTGCCATTCCAACAAGTGCCATATAAAAAGTGGCGATAAAACTATCAATATCTTCCTCAAGCTTAAATTGCAAATCGTCATACATTTTGTCACTAAATGCTTCATCATTCATCACTGATGCCTCAGAATCGCCGTATGCTTTATTAAGTTTCCGTGCAAGCTCTATGAGCGGAATCTCACGTTCAAAATCCCTGTACCATACATCGCCATCTTTTATAAATACGCAATTGTGCATCAATGCTATGAAGTTTGACGGATTATCAACAATTGTTTTAACCATATTTTTACACCTCTCTAGTCTTAATTAGTTTTCCTGCCAAGTTGTAATCGTATCCAGAATTTTCTTCTTTTTCATTCATGTAGTCGCAGAACTCCTGACATTCTTCTTTAGTTGTGAAGAATGTCTTATCCTCTGCATCTATTTCGTTAAAGTCCTTGTTATGGTCTACTATTTCCATTGCATATGTTGCGCAAGAACACATTGCAAGATCGCTTTCTTCTTTATCATTTGTTGCTCTATACCATGCTTTAATCCCTTGGTATTTATCACTCAGTTCATACAGAATTTCCATATCCGGATAATACACTTTTTTTCTTACTCCACATTTGCAATCATCATATGTCATTCTGCCAGATGGAAGTTTTATCTTGACTTCTCTGTCGTTATCGCACCTATCGCATTTCTCCTTATACTGGAAGTTCCATTTTACTGACCACAGAACAACCTTAAACTGTTCCATTAACTCTTTCAGCCTAGCTTGTCTGGCTTTGGTTTCAGCGTTTCGCATTGCACTTTCACATTCTGCTTTCTTTCTCCCATAATCCTTCTTTATGGATTCAAAATTCTCCTTGATGCCCTGCAATTTTTTGTTTTCCTCACGCAGTTTTTCAAGTTCGTCCTTAACTTCCTTTTTTACAGATTCTCGAAGCTCGTTTTTAAGCTCTTCAATTTTCTTGTCAAACTCGCTCGGCTCGAAATATTCTTCGTCATCCATGTAATACATATTATTTGGCCTCCTTTACAAGCTCTAATACTGCACTACTTTTAATTCCACGTTCATATTTGCTCCTCCCAGTAAAAACTCTGTCCGCATTGATCACAAGATTTTGTTGCGTTTGGAACGCACGCAATGCGATAACTGCAAGATTTGCATTTGTAAACTCTATTTTCTATAATCTTGATTGGCTTCACTGATACCAGCTCATTAACTGCATTACTCGCAATCCTAAAAGCAGCTTCATTCTTGAAATGCTTCATTGCATCTTCCCTCAAGCCAGTTTTCCAACATTCTTTTCCCAATTTGCTTTCTGCATCGCTGCTTTCTTGCAAGATGCCAAGTATTTCGTCAGAGTCCATTTCAAATTTAATTTGTTCAGCCATTTTCCCATTCCTCCTTATACGCTAAAGCAGATCACTGACATCTGCTTTTTAATTACCTTGATAGCCGTTTTAAGTGCGCGTTCATTTCTAAAATGTTCCATTGCCTCGTCCTGTAGCCCACAATTTTGAAATTTGATTGCAATTTTCTCTTCTGCTTTGCTGAGTCCCTTCAATGCGTAAATCGCCTCATCTAAATCCACGATAATTCTTATTTGTTCACTCATTTTCTTTCTATTATTTGGCCTCCTCCCAGTCAATCTTCTGCCCACAATCTGAGCAATATGACAATTTCTTCGCAATGCTTATGCCGCTCCATACTGTCTTTCCGCAGCACGGGCATTCCCGCAACTCGCAGTGGCTTTCTATCCATGCGTGCGGTTGATCACCTCTGTTTTCATGGACGATAGACTTGTGAGTTGCTTTAACTGGTGGCTGCGGAAGCTGCTTCTTTAAGCACTCTACTGCTGTTTCGTAAGCAGTTTTTTCTTTCGCAAGCTGCAAAGTTGTTTGAAAACTGCTATCACTAACTTGGTGCTTTCTACATTCCAATTCATGATTAAAATAATCAATAGACTCCTTGACGTGTTGATTGTACTTATTCATCTTTTTAGATATTTTTTCCTTTCTTCAACTAAAAACAGTTACAAAATTGCCTTGAGTTGCTTTGCAATTGCTTCTATTACAGTTACCGTGACACCGTTTCCTGCCTGCTTGTATAGCTGACTGTCTGAATTGACAAATGCTGCCTTTTCGAAATATTCATCTGTCCATCCTTGCAATCTAAAACACTCTTTCGGTGTCAATTTTCTGATTGCTATGTAGCACTGATATTTTTTGTACCAGACAGCATATATGGTTAATTCGTCGGAAATTTTCACAAACACACCTGGTCTGGTATCAAGAAAAGATTTAAAACACATTCCCTGCTTATTGCGTAGTTTTGGAACTTTACTACGTGGTGCGATTATTTTTAGTTTCCTTTGCATGGTCATTAGCTTTAAGGTCTTTATAACAACATTACCACGTTGATTTTTGCCAAAAAATTTTCTTGAGTCATTAGCGTTAAGACAGTGTGCAATGTTGATTTGATTCTCTATGACATTGCGTGTCATGCTTGCTGGAATGTTTTGAAGTTTTAGGGCAACACCACTATCGTGTGTAGATGCTTTTAGACATCTAAAGCAGCCTTCATATACTCCACGATAGAACTCTGGCGAAACTCCAGTATAAACTCCACCAATAGGGCTTATACCTGTGGCAACTCCATGCCTGTCTTGCGAAGTTAAAGTAAACATTGGTTCACCATTCTCTTTAAAGCGTCTTCCATTCTGACGCTTTTCTGTGCGATCTAGGGTGAGAACTGGAATTGCAATTTTCGGATTATTCCCATGCCCTGCTGAATGGCAATTTGCAATACCATCGGCTGAAAGAATCTTGCCATCCTGAGATGAGTTTATTTCACCGATAATTTTAATTGCAGTTTTGATCCCCTCTCCTTTATTTGTCGTTAAGGTAGGACTTAAACCAGTCGAATCATACACATTGCCGTTCATCCCTTTGCCTGATGGGTTTACATTGCATATTACCCCAACGCTTCTAGGCTCTTTGTAATCCCTACTTGTCAGTGTTGGACATATTCCTTCATACTCTCTCGCTTTTCCATCTTGTCCAATACTGCTTGCACCAAAAATAATTGAAACTTTTGGCTCTGTATTCCCCCCAGGTTTTGTACTTATAGTCGGAGCAAGTCCTTCGCTGCTATATACTCTATCTCTCTGTGAATTTCTTCCGTTAAGGCAACCAAAAAGATTTAACGAAACACTATTTTCTCTGTCTGCTCCCTTGATAGGAAATATTTCTGCGGCACTTCGCCCTCTAAGATGTCCGATAATGAAACACCTTTCTCTGTTCTGTGGCACTCCGAAATCTTTGGAGTTGAGCACCTGCCATTCTGCATCATACCCCCCTGCTCCATTTCAATGAGCAGTCTGGCGAAATCCCATCCTCCATTAACACTAAGCAAATTCTTAACGTTCTCAATGAAAAGGTAAGTGGGTCTATTTTCTTCTTCGAGTTGTCCGATAAGGTACATAACTCTGAAAAACAAGCTTGAACGGTTCCCTTGAAATCCAAGCTGTTTTCCTGCAACGGAGATGTCTTGACAGTTGTGGACGATTGCCCCGTTTGCAATGTAAGATTCATCTTCTTCAACGCTAAGGTTATATACTGTTTCGTATTGATCAGATTCTGTTGGCTGATACAATTTTCTGCAAACATATCTTCCACGATAATATCCTTTAACCGATTTGTTAGAGATTCTAAAAGTGTAGGTGTCTCTTTGTTTACATTCCCTTCCTTCCCTTCCTTCAATAGTGCACTTTGAATCTCTTTTAGCATAATAGACAGCTGGCACAGGTTTTCCCAATCGCTGTGCAATAATGCACATACCAAGAATGACTGCTGCACTGGTGGATGTTGCTTCTTCTTTGCCGTTTCTGCCATCTCCTGACATGTATCCGTTATAAAAGTATTCGGCCTTTTCTCGTGGCAAGCACAGTGCTTCTCTTGGTATTCGTTTTCCATATGCATATTCCCCGAATATACCAAGGTATTCGTATAGTTGGTTATTGCACACATGATACTTCCCGCAAGTCCTTTCTTTAGTGTAAGTTCCATGTAAGTTTGCTTCTGACAGTCGGTGTTCAAATTCTTCTCGTTTTTTATCACTGACCGCAAACACAATCCTTCCCCCTCGTGGTCTATCTTGTCTGCGAACTCTCCACCCATCAGCAATATAGCGTCCGATAATCCACCAGATCTCTTTGCTGTATTTGCTTGGTTCTTCATCAGGCAACACCATTGTGGAGTAATAGCTATCATTGAGTTCCTTGACTGGTTTGAATTCAATTGGTTCGGATACGCGAGTGACATAATACGGGTGTTCTGCCGTTGTGCCAGTTGGCAAGATGCCAAATCCGTTGACGTTCCAGATTCTTGCGTTGTCTCTCTGCATAACTGAGGTAACTGTTTTCCATCTTCCTTTGTGAGTAAGCACTCTATCTCCGACAGATACGTTTTCAATTGGTATATATCCTTTTTCTGTAAGAATATAAGTTCCTCGAACGAAGCAAGGGAATCCGAAGCACCAACAGTCTGCTTTTGGAATGTCTCCGGCATACACTCTTCTAATGTCATTTGCATACCATTCTCCATTTCTGTATTCCTCCTTCAATATTTCTTTTTGCCGTTGTTTCAGTGGCATTTTGTCCAGGAACTCTCTCTGCTCTTTGGTGAGTAAATGCATGGATGTGTAACTTGCAGTCGCAAACTTGTCGAACTCGCAGAATCCAACGCATTCATGCCCTGCCAATTCCATTCCTCTGCGGAATCCTCCAATTCCTGCAAAAAAATCAATAAATTTCATTTTTACCTCATAATGTTATAAAAGAATCAAAGCCCACAAAAGTATCAGTGAGATAATCCACAATGCTTCAAATGATGCTCTAGTCCTTTTGGGTCCTATGTAGTGCAGAAGCTGGGCTAAAAGCATAACCACACATAAAACACCCTTAATTATTTGCATAATATTCAACTCCTCTCATTCTTTACGTTTTACAAAGGATTCGCATTCTGTATTCAACAAGCATCCATAATCACGACCTATGGTATAGCTCGGTATCTCGTATCCATTCTCACAAACGCGACAATATTCGCCACATTTATACTTGCTATTTACAGCTTTTTCTGCTTTAAGCTGATCCAGTTTATCTTCAAGATTTACCTTTGCATTTTTAAGTTCTGTGTTCTCCCTGATTAGGCTATCGTATTTATTTTGGCTCATTATTTTGAACATTCGTGCCACCTCACCCCATAATATTTAAAACTATGATTGCTATGTTGCACAGCAGTATAACGATAAGCGCTAAAATATTCACAATTTTGGCAGTTTCTCCGTACTTTAACGGAGATTTGTATGCAGCTCTAGCCATTATGAGTTGAACTGCAAGAAATACAAACTCAATGCATAAGATAATATGCTTAATACTCATTTATTGCTCCCTTCTGATACCTTATTATCATTTTCTTGTGCATCCTCGAAGAATGATTTGATATCAAACCACTTATCATTGATTATATTTCCAATAATTTTTAATCTTCTATCTCCAGTTACTGCGGTTCGTATATATCTTCCCTCTAAATCACTCAACTTTGTAACTCCGACTGTATCCATTATTCTAGCAATGGATTCCATTCCCGGACCACAGCCACTAAATTCTTTCGCCCCCAGATAACCGTGTCCGAGACTATATCCGCCAAAAACGCATCCCCAACCTGCACCTTCAACAACGACATCAAATGATATGCAACCGTGATTTTCCATTGTCAGCTCCGCACCTTTGATTTGTGCGTTTCGGATATCGTAGCCTTCTTCAATAAGCTTTTTTTCTGTCCAGATCTTCATGTGTTCTCTCCTTCCCCACTTAGATACTTATTTCAAGGAAGTTAGCTGCTACAGCAGCCAACCCCACAGCACTTCTTACAATTAAATCATGCTTTCATCCTAAGCCATTCAGCTTCTTGATTTTGTTGATACAATCATAATATCCAGCAACATAACCATGGCTGAAATCATCTTTACTTTCATCATGGTTGCAGCCCTCTTCTGGCAGCTTGATTGAATCTACCCAATCCATAGAATAAATCAGGCGTTTGACTTTGTTTCGCGCCTCCGGCATGTCTCTTAACTGTTCATTGATCTTTCTCAGTAAAACTTGTTCGTTAATCATTACTTCTCTCCTCAACCGTTGGAATTGTGTACCCCACTTTCACTTTTTCTGGATTAAATACACAAGCAGGGAGAATTCCATCCATTTCATTCACCTCTTCAGAGTACAAGTAACCAGTTTCACTCACGCTACGAGCACTGTTCAAATACGTAGTAGTTGAGGCGCCCCAAGGCGTGCAAGTCCACATCCATTCATGGATCAATGGAACGTGCTTGCGGTACTTTCTGTATTCATCACAGCTCAGGATAAACACTTTATCAGAAATCTTTCCGTAACCGTCATCGCCATTATCAGCTACTAAATCAATCTCATGAGGAACAAGATTGTCCTCGCCCAGTACTGGAAGTAGTTCATCTCGTAGCTTTTTGCGCAAACTTGATTCTGCATAGTTGTTGCAATAGTCCTCATCAAAACGATACCTTTCCCCGTTCCAACTGGATGCCATAACTGCTAGAACGCCACCGTCTACGTTATTGTCCAACGCAATCCACTTAAATCCTTTAAAGTAAAAATGACTTCCATCTGGAAGTGTTCTAATATCATTTTCTCTCATTTGACATTTCCTTTCCTGGTTTAGAATCAAACAAATTCCCGACTACTTCGCACTTATTTGACTAGTTTCCTCATAGTTCTCAACACTGATAAGCTCCATAAACTTATCTCTCTGGCGCTCTGAAACCTTGTTACCCTGCTTTTCGGGCTTGACAGCAATTGTAAGGTGTTTCTCAGCAATAGATGATAATTCCTTAGCTAGCGATTTCTTACCTTGCTGTATGCCCTCCAAATATGTTTTGGGCTGCTTTCTGTCTCCTATAGATCCGCTTGAACGATTTTCACCTTGTCCGCCCAGACTAACATTCCGAAGCTGATAGCCATTTTCTGCATAAAATTTAATGTAATACTTTTCCTGTTCGTCAAGCTGGTCAAGCGGAACATTCATGTGTTCAACCTTCCATCCATAAGGATTACTTTCTGAGTACAGTTTGTGTTTTCTCAGGCTAAGATCTATGTGCTGTTTGTAGCCAACCATATGGTTAGCTAGCCTGCTAAGTATGTGCATGGCTTGCCCGATATACGCGAACCGGAAACCGTTCTCATCCTCTCTGGTCAAAATGTAGATTCCGCTTTCATCGTTCAGCTGGGGATTGATTTTCAGCAGTCGCTTCTTGTTCTCCTGCTCTATGGCTTTTGCCTTTGCAATGTTCTTGTATTCATTCATCAACAACCTCTATTTTCTTGATATGATTATTTTCCACACTCTCTCCTCCTTTCACACTTTTTACATAGCCAAACCGACCATGTGAATAAAAATAGCTTATGCTGGCTTCCTGATCTGCTTTCCCATTATCAATATGGCTTTGGCAGCATTGCTCTGCTCGCTTTCTGGCGCCCTCTTCTCCAAATGCCTGTACATCCCAACCTTCTCCACAAATATTGCAATGTATGTATTTTTTTACTTTTACTTGATGTCCTTCACGGAAATGTTTTTCTATTTCTGCTTTATTTGTGGAGTTCAGCATACAAATCGGGCAATAATAGTAGGTCATGCTTTTAGTTCGTTCAAACTTCATTTTTGCCTTCACTTTTTCAACTCCCTTCCAAGTTCTTCTAAGCAAAAGCAGAATGCTTCGCAACTCAACTTTCCTAAAGCAGAAACTGATTTTTGCAGTCCATCTTTAATTCTTTCAAGGCAACTCCCCAAATCTGTAAATGTAGTTGTTTCTGAATCCATAATTTTTTTCGATGGTTCTTCAAGCGATACCAGTTGCATAGCTTGTTGATATTGCTTTGGATTCATACCATAAAGTTTCTTAAACTGCTTCTTTCTCTGTCTTTTATTCATTTGACTGTCCCCACCACTCTCTACAAATTTCCCAAGTTTTGCCATCTTTTTTGCATAACAGTCTGATCATTTTACTTGAATTAACGAAAGCTATAACTGTTTTCGGAACATTTTCGCTTTTCATGAAATAATCCCTTGGATTCATGCCGTGAATCTTCTTGAACCGTTTCTTTCTCTGCCGTTTATTCATCGTTTACACCTCCTTCCAGTATTGCTCAAAATCTTCTACTGTGACCAGGAACAAAATGTGCCGTTTTTCACTAAAAATGGTAACTTCGCCTCCTTCCTTGCGTTTAAACTGCCACTTTTGTTGTGATAAGCAGCTTATCCAACATTGATCGCCAAATATATATTGGCGCCATACTTTAGGTCTGCACCATCCTTCTTTATCCATTGGATTTTTCCTCAAAGGCTTCTTTCATGGCTGCTGTAAGCTCGTTTGCATCGTGGAGTGCCACTTCTGCTTCGTTGAATTTTCCTTTTTCCAACCTGCTGCTAGCCACCCTGATAAGGAAGTCACGAAGAATTACAGCTGCGTCATCACTATAAATATTTACTGAGACGCATTTCTTATCCTTTAATGTGTAGCTTGATACCATTGACATTTTTATACCTCCGTTAATCTGCCAAATTTTTTTAATAAATCATTCTTATTCATCCTTAACTAGCTTTGAAGCAATGCTAGGAAACGGGAATGGCATCCAGTAAGCAACATGTGAATGATTCGGCATTACTTCCGATGCTATTTTCCATTGTCCGTCCAACGTGTAACCTATCCTGACGCTAAAAATGCCACTATTATAGTCATCAACCAATACTACTAAAACATGCTTTGATGACTTTTCCCAGAATGAATCACGCTACAGATTGGTTCCTTTATATTTTGCAAATTCACTAACTCGCTCTTCTGGCATTGCTTCTTCGACTGAAATCCAATCATTTTTCTCGATTTCATCAGCAAGTGCCGATAAAGTCTGTTCACAGCTAGAAGCAATCTTCAAGGCAAGCTTTTCATGTTCACTTTTGGATGCGAATATATCGCACTCATCTATGTACTTTTGGCAAAGTGTAGCTTCTTCTTTTATTTCTTTTAAATATTTCTTCAAATATTTTCTCCTCTCAAATATTTTTTTGTATCTTTCGTAGAGTATCTTTCCACGTAGTTTTCTATTTCAGGAGCAATAATATTAAGGTTTCCGTGTACCTTCAACCACTCTATAACAAACCAATACCCTAAGCCTTGTTTTGGCTCCCAACAACCAGCTTTATTGAATGTTCCTCCTCTCATTACATAGTCATATACTTTAGGGTTTGTATTTCTCAGAAGCATAAAGCGGTCATCTTTTTTTATATGACAACCAAATCCACAAAATGTGCAACCAGTTCTTGAACAGCCAGTTGTTTTCAAAAGAGGACGCTCATTATCAAAAATTCCATAATCAGAAAGACTTATTTGTTGTTCGACTTGTCCTTCTTTGTGAAAATCTTTTACAACATTTCCATATACGCTACAAATTGGTGTAAAATCTTCTCTTTCATAATTTGTATTTGTAATGGGGTTAATGACTTCTTCAATATCGCACCCGTTCTCAATTTCTATGTGTGATATTCTTCTATTAACCATGTCTTTTCCATACAGGTAAATGTATAGTAGAACGTCTTGTTCTGTCCAAAAAGCCATTGGATTGCTGATTGGATTCTTTGCATCAAAAGCATTGCATCCGTTTTGTAACCACTTTTGTGTTCTTAACCTGCTTTCACATGCCATTTGTCCAGTGATTGGTACTCGCTTCTTTGTTCTGTTATACATATGTGCAGGATATTTTTTCATTACATCACAGCACTTGTTAGATATATAAAATGGCGCGTCTAGCAAGAATTGATAATGCTCCATGGAAAATATACTTCTATCTTTTCTAGGGACATTCTCCGCTACCGGGTGGTTCTTGTCTTTTGTTAACAGACCCGTCAGAATTGCAAGTCTTTGGTTCGCGCCTCCCTCTCTGTTCACCATTTTCTTGTTTAAGTATTCTCCCAATCCATTTATCTTCCGCCATTTGTTGTCGTATCCTCCTGGACTCATTTTTGAAAGCGCTGCACTGTTGCATTGTTCCAAATAGGTGGGAAACTTCGTATTGATACAAATGATGTTGTTTTGCGTAGACTGCTTCAAGATGAAATCGTTTGATAAGCTGTCTGTCTGTCTGTCTGTCTGTCTGTCTGTCTGGTCAAGGATTCCTGACTCAATTATGCTTGTCAAGTACTTCTTTGCACCATATACACACTCAGAAACCTCTTTGCTAATAAATGGATATCCGTATTTTCTGATGACCTGTTCAAAGTTCATTTGAGGTTTCAAAATCTCCACATTATCAAACATCTTTACAAAATTTCTGATCTGTGGAAATTCCAAGCCTGTATCAACGAAAATTGCAGGGATTTGTGGGTAAATCTCTCTTGCGATATCAAGCAATACCGTACTATCTTTTCCGCCACTAAAAGATACATACACTGCTTCCTTTCCAAAGGCATTTACCCAGTTTTGGATGTTGTCTTTTGTTTTCTGAATTTTTGCATTTAAGGGAAGGGACTGCAATTGATTTAATTCCCACATTTCATGCTTCTTTTCCACTATCCATACCCTCCTACGCTACATTCTGACTTTTCTCAATTTCTTCATCGGTTGGCACAACGGCATATGGAGCCTTTTCTAAAATGTTCTCTATAAGTTCCTTGAATGCAGCCTTGGCATTTTCTACGTTCTTATATTTGCCAATTGGGTAATCAGTCGACTCGTTTGAACCTTTAACGTGTTTTAATAATATTTCTGTTTTTGAAAGTCCGTTAATGTAAATGCCAACTGTATTGTCCCAGTTGTAAAAGGCGTTTCTATCTTGTCTTACAATAATCATCTCAAACCTCTCCCTTCTTTTTTAGTTAAACGGCAGTCCTTCATCTTCCACATTATCTGGAATATTCATAAACCCTTCATATCCACCTGCAGGTGCTGGTTCTGGAGCTGGCTGCGTATTCTTCTTGCTTTCCACAAACTCCTGCTCATCCACAACTACATCCGTTGTGTACACCTTCTGTCCATCCTTATTTGTGTAGCTACCTGTCTGGATGCGTCCAGTAACAGCAATCTTTGTTCCTTTGTGCAGAAATTTCTCAGCAAACTCTGCATTTTTTTTAAAGCTAATACAGTTGATGAAGTCTGCATTCTGACCGTTATCCTGCTTACGGTTTCTGTCTACAGCCAGTGTATATCTGGCTACCGCCATTGTCTCCTGACCCTGTGTATAGCGTACTTCAGGGTCTTTGGTTAATCTTCCGATTAAAATTACTTTGTTCATACTGAACCTCCTAAATTTATTTGATACGCTTTTCAGCGTAATCTCTGGCTTTATCTTTTTAAGGTGGTTTCCAAAATGGAAATATCCACTCCATGCACACATACAAGCTGTCTGGCAACTTACGCACACATGTAAACCGCAACCTTGAGGAAACGGACAGCTACAAGAATCTTGTAACCGGCAACTTACGCACACATGTAAACCGCAACGGCGATTTTGTTCAATTTTGTTGCCTATATTTAATGTGGTAAGCCTATTTGTACTTATAAATCTTCTCTATTACGGTTTGGGCAGCGTAATAGCACTGAATTTAGTTCCAAATAGGATTTCTTGCTACCTATCTTATTGAATAAGACTGGTTATCGGCAAGTTGGGGTATGCCTGACCCCTCTGAATATTGCACCGATGTGCCACTGTTTTATGTATGGGCGATATTGGCGCTAGTTAATTCCAAAGCTCTTAGGATAGCGTTTACCGGATTCCTGCATAGCTTTTATTAACTCATCGTGTTGTATTTTGAATTTCCTATAGCTACGTTTGCATTTATTTTGGTCTGTATACTGCACATCGGTATCACTATTCATTAAGAGAAATGCTGAATACAAATCTCGCTGAATTTTGTCACCGTTAGACAGTTTAGCCCACCTATGCCCCAGCGATTTCTTCTGGTAAGTGTTGTTTGTGTGGTCATACTGACTCGCTTTGAAAGTGAATGTATTTACCTTGTGTAATTCTTCACCTGCAATTCCAGAAAGTTTATTTTTCAAAATCATTACAAACGTTGCTGGTGCTCTATTTGCTATCGACTTTCCAAAACGCTTTTTACGCTTTGGCTTGCCGTTTTTGTCATACTTAGTTTCCTTTGCTTTTCTTTGAAGTCCCTTAAAGCTCATTTGCTCTATGTAAACCTCTGTTCCGAGTGACAGTACATAGTTTGCAAGGCATGTATGCTGATATTTTCTAACATCTGCATTCTTGCGCTCAAGCTCTCTAACCTGCCCTTTCATTTCTTTATAGTGCTTGGATTCTGCCCATATAAGACTAATTCCTCGTTTAATTGTTCCATCTTTATTGAAATTCTGAGGATTCATTGCTCTGCGGCTACGATCCATGCTCCTTTGTAGCTGAATTTCTTTATCGTAGTTATTTTGAATGCAATCCGCAAGTTCGACCAATTTTATTTCTTTACTAGAAACTATTGCAGCAGAACTGGTTCCAATATCAATCCCAACTCTTTTGCCATTTGCAATTATTCTTGGCTTTGCTACCGGATTTCCGACAAGCATAAATTGTAGGTAATATTTATATCTGTTTTTAATCCACTTGCGAACTATAGTTACATACTTAATTTGTTTCTGTAGCATTTCTTTTTCATAATAAGTTTCAAGTTGCTTTATCTTTACGCTTATTGTTATCGGGTTAACTTTTCTATCTTTTTCATCCTTAGTTCCTCCACTCCAAATAAAGTATCCATTTTTAACAGCCATAGATACGCCAAAGTATCCAGATGTAATGCTTTTTAAATCTCCCTTCTTGTGAAAATGGATTCTTCGACCATTTCCAAACACCACTTTGTCAAACGAACTCCATACATGGTTTCTAGCCGCCGCTGCTGCGACCTTTTGAGCTATATGTGAGGCGAAATGTTTCTGCAACGATGATATATCCTTGATAAAATCAAACTGGCTAATTCCAGCATCTTTCAGTAGCTTATTTCTTTCTTTCCATAGTTTGTTACGTTTTTTATCATCTTTTTCTTCTTTTATCGCAGACATTACCTCTCTATATTTCTTAGTTCTTTCCACATTTTTTAGCTTTCGAAGTTCCAGAGCTGTTAAAGAATTTTCAATGTGTTCCATAATGTGAAACCTTTTCTCAATGATATCCACCTGCCAAGGCTCTGGATATAACGGCAAAGTCAATACGCAGCGTGGCTCTTTATCTTCTCCATTTTTGTTTTCTTTTCCCATATGGAACACCTCTTTTCTTTAAAGTTTTATTCTTTTCTTTCTCATTCCTAGTTCCCTTTGCCTTGTAAGAGTATACATAAGCTCTTCCTCTGGTCTTATTTCCTGCCTAATCTTCAATTTAAGCATTGTTCGCATAGCTTTGAGAAAATCTTTTTTCTCTTTTTCTGTCATGTTATGTTCAAAAGCAAGCGTAGGTGCAATTAACTTTTCAGCTAGTAAGACTTGCCGATTTTTCTTCACTTTGAAACCCTTCTTTCTTTTAATATTGGAATACTCCTGCGTCCATCCTTTCATTGTATCTTTTCTCTGCGTAGTACCTGAATGTATAGTACTCAAGACCACATTTCTTTGCGGCTTCGCTGCATCCAATGTCTCCTTGCTCCCATTCCAGATATACGTCTGTAAAGTTTGGCGGAAGAATCACTCCTCTCTGGATTCCCTTCCTCTGCTCTCCAATCTCTTTCAAACGGATATTTGCATACTTGCGGAATGTTGTGTGTGACATTCCACATTGTCTAGCTGCCTTTTCATCTGAGAGTAAACCAAGCTTCCACTGTTCAAAACAATCATCAAACATTGGTGGCAAAGGCTTTGGTGGTACTTTGTTACCTGTCTTGACGGTATGCCTATCACCTCTCTTCGCAAGTTCTTCTCTTGCATATCTTTCAAAAGTCGTGACGCAAACACCTATCTTCTTTGCACCTTCTGGTCCAGTTAGCTTTCCATCCCTCCAGGCAATGTAAAGCTCCTCTGGAAGTGTAGTTTTTTTCGCGACAAAGTTTGATCTATGACCTGTTTGCTTTTTAAACGGCTTTGCTTTAGCTGCATCCTGCCAGTGTAGCCAATTTTTATACATTGGACGCTGGCTAAACTTTGAACAGTGATATCCTAACTGGATATTATGTGCACGGTTATCAGCTTCTTCCGCAGCTTCTTCTTTGCTCAGAAATACCGCCCTTCCAAGTGCTAATCTCTCCCAATGATGTATGTTATTCGTATTGCTTCCGATGTCACGTTTTTCGGTTATCGTATCAAAATGTGTGTCTGTCACGGCTATAACAACCGATTCAACAACTTCAAGTCCGTAGTTGTCGAACCCTTCGAATCCCTTTTGCTTTAACTCATAGTTGCTTAATCGGTATTCCTCTACGTGATAGACAGGAGTTCCGATCTTAATCTCACCCATCTTGCACCTCCTTTATCAGTTTTAGATCATATCCACCTTCTACAAACTCTTTAGTGAGCTTGTGCCTGATACCATTGCCTAAGTACTGGTATATATCAAGCATGTCATCATCAGAAAAATTTGTCCGCAGATACTGGTTTATACTCTTTCGGGTTCTATTCCAGAATCTTACGTTCCTTATGTGTTGCTGATAAACCATTGTTTTGCAAGCGTCCCTTGACACAGATTCAAGCAACTTACATTTAAGATCTTCTTCACTCTCAATGTCAGCTACGGAAAAACCAGAACGCTGCTTGTTTAAGAGCAAGTATCCATCGCTGTTGATACTGCTACCAGGAAAGCATTTCATAAGTTTTAAAATTTCATTCAGAATTATTATTATCACTCCAATCTATCTTCTGTCCGCAGTACGGGCAGTGTACGCAAACTCCTGCTTCTGATTCATACCGTGTGCCACATGTCGGGCAATACCATTCGTATACATTTTCGTTTGATGCACAGATGACTGGTTCTTCTGCAATTGTTTTATGCATGTCTCTGTTTTCGAGAATGTTGTTGACTATTTCACATGCCGTTTGTAGGGGTACTACACGACAATAGGTATGTGGATATGCTGTCGTAACCATCAATTCACTATTGCTAACCAAAAGGTTTTTTATTTCATCACTTTTTGCAATAGACATTTAACAATCCTCCCAATCAATCTTCTGTCCACATTTTGAACAATAGGAAGCAAGGCAATCATTTATGATGTTTCCACATACAGAGCAGCTACATGCGTTCTTGTCTGCTAGAATAACCAGTTTTTGTGGAATCTGCTTTTTAAGAGCGCTATGTGCCTTCATGAATACAAACGCGGTTCTCATTGATTTTTCAACTGCCTTGTAGTCCTTTTTCTTCAAGGCTTGCTCAGTTGCTCTGGTGCAAGTATCAAGTTTCTTCTTTAATATCTTCAGGACTTCTTTATTGCTCATTTGCTTTTCCTTTCTTACAGGAACGGACATGTTTCGCAATTAAACAATTGCCAGGTCTTACCTGCTTCTGCAACGTCCACATTTGCCATTCCTGCGACTTCTTTTATTCTTACTAGCATTTCCTCTTGTACTGCATTATTTGCGCTTAAATGGCAAATAATGACGTTCTGGAGTGCGTCTGTTGTGTTAGCTTCTATGAAGCCTGCACACGTTTCTAACTCCATATGCCCCTTAATGACATGCAATCGTTTACCAGTGACATCCTCTGAAATGTACTTCTTTTGGTAATTGCAAGACACCAGGATATGGTCAATATCCTTAAATCGCCACCTTACAAACTCTGTGTCAGTAATGTAGAGCATTCGCCCCATCTCTTGATGCTCGATGATGAATCCATAGCACGGACACTCTGTACCGTCTGCATCGGTATGTTTGAAGCGTCCATGCACATCATTCATTGGAACTGATACAATTCTAAATTCACCATAGCCACCGATATAGGAGTTATCTTCATAAGGTTTGTAGACTGGGATTCCCATTTCTTCCAGATCACTGACTGCTTCCGAGTGATCTCCGTGTTTATGGGTTACAACGCATCCAACAATATCAGATACCTTCCAATCGCATCCCTTTTTGATCTTCATGATCGGGATTCCTGCATCAAGAAGAAGCATCTTGCCTTTGTTATCCTTTAAAACATAGCAATTACCAGAACTGCCGCTGGCTAAGCATGTTAGAATCATCTAAAAACTCCTCTCTTGCGTTCATCCCTCCACACTTTCGATGTGGTAGCGACCGTAACCGCTAGTTCTTCCACTTCCAATTCCGTTTCCAAAACCTGCAAGACGAATGATGTTTAATATTTGTTCCAGAGAATACGCATTCTCTGTATACTGAATGGTGAATGTTGCGCTCCATCCGCTAAATCTATTCAGTCGTACAAGCACTGGAGCGCCCTTCTTTGGCGACATAAGCTTTTCGTCAATAAAATGCTCTGCAAACTTGATTGGAACCAGATTGCCCTTCGCAATGACATTTACAGCAGCGTTGAATTTTGTTGCGTAAGTGTCAATCTTGTTTTGTACAACAGCCTGTCCAAATGACTTTTTCAAGCCAAATGCCGTAATGCACGGTGCATTGTTGGTCAGTGCTTCTCTCAAACCTTCCTCTGTGAAGTCTGTAGGCTTTCCACCATACCAGTGCATGGCGGTGATCACTTCTTCCCATACATTTGTAGCTGCTGTGTCCTTAGCCTTGTTCTTTCTCTCGTCAGTAAGCTTCCTGGCGCTACAATCATTCATTTTGTTAAGCACCAGGTCCCCATCGCCTGCAATAGTAATTCTTGCCAGCTTGATGCTTAACGGCTTTAATTCGATAACCTGTGTTTCTTCCTTCTTTGTCATAATTTGTTTTCTCCTTTTTGTTTTAGTCTAAGCTTCCGCTCGAGGCGCGTCATGAACGTTGTGATGCAATGTTATGTGCTATTTTGTGCTGCTGTGTGGTATGCTGTACTGTCATGTGCTATTTTCTGCGGCTCATGCCGCATCTCGAGTGAAAGTTTTAAGTGTTCTGGTAACACTTGCAGACAACATGAAATGTGATGTTGTGTGTTGTATTGTATTGTTCTATGCTGTACTGTTCTATCCTGCGATAGGCAACTCATGCTGCCTGCAAATGCTACCAGTTTGTTTTGTTGGTATCCACTCGGTATATAGCATAAACTATGCATAATTATGTATATTGTTGTATTCTGTGATGTTTTAAACTATCCTGTGCTTTGTTATGACATATTGCTTATGCCACATATAGAATGGATACCTTTTGCGTCGTGTTATGTACTATTCTGTCTTGTATTATTCTGCCTTGTACTGTTTTGTTTTGCTATATTCTGTTCTGCCCTGACTCATGGGCTAGCATAAAGCAACAAATAATCTGTTTTGTAGTGTAGTGTATTGTTATGTTCTGTCCTATCCTATCACTTTTTGCTATATACTTGAGGCTTATTTGCTGCCTCATACTAGCCCATAAAATCTGCTTAACTCGAATGCTCTGTGAATGATGCAATGTTATGTGCTGTTGTGTCGTGCTATGTTCTGTCCTGTGCTGTTATGTTTTTGACATATGAGCCATTTCTTTTCTCAGATGGTGCATACCGTTACACCATCCATAGAACACTCGAATTAAGCATTGAAACTGTTTAGACGGCTATCTTGTCGATTTCTTCAAATACGCTCTCTAACTCAGAAAGCGACTTATACCGATTTTGAAAGCTTCTCAGCTCTGCGTAAGCCCTCTGCAGCAACTTCTGATACTCGTCAGGTTGTGTTGCAAAATGTGTTGTCGGCATATACACATTTCTCTGACTTGTGATCTGAAAGTGCCTAATAGGTGGTTTGTTGTCCTACTTTGGTACAACTACAAAGAACTGGATAAGCTGTCTTGCCTGCTGCAAGCGATATTTCTCTGCCGCTATGCTATCGTTCCATTCAAAACACTTGTGCAGCTCTGACTGTTCGTCTCTCGCTTTCTCAAGTACTTGTTCTGGCGTTATCTCTGCATCTCTTCCGATTTCATCCAGACACTTTGCGGCATTGGCTTTGAAAATCCCTTCTATTCTCCATTTGATTTCATCCATAGGCTATCTCCTGATCAGGCAGACATAAAAGGTGGCAAAGCATCTTTGTTTGCTTCCTTATTCTGCTCATTTGGTTCTTCAAATACCTGTGAATTTGCGTTTTCTGAAATATCTTTCTCCATCTGTTCCTGCAAACTTTCACTTGTGTTTTCTTCAAAATCATTGTCCTCTGCTTCCTCTTTTGTATAAAGTCCCATTGCAACTTCTGGACAATTAAGTCTTGAAAAAAATGAAGCAGCACGATATCTAAGCATGAGCTGTGGCATTGTTTTCCACTTACTACCGTTCTTTGCAATCCATCCTTCATCCTTTGCCATTTGCATGTCAACTGTCATACCATCAACTCGTCTGCCGTCTTTGGTAGTCCAAGCGGTACAAGAAAAAGGCTTTCCGTCTTTGTCTTTTGTTTCCTCGTACTGTAGCTCCATGTCGAATTTGTGGCTGTTGTTAATTCTTGCAATAAGAAACTGTGAACTCCAAGACGGTCTACCTTGAATAGGATATAAATTCTGCATAACCATCATTGCGCTCGCACCCATTCGTTGCGCCATTTCGATGGCGATTAAACAGTTAGATGGATTCTTCTGGTATATAGCCGGAACAATTGTGGATTCAGCTAACGCCTTTGCCATCTGCATAGCCATAATGAAATTATCGCTTGTTCCGAAAATCCCAAGACTATAGTCAGTTACTCTCTTTGTTGACTGCTGCACAGCCTGCTTTCCACTCTCTACAATTGCTGTATCTGCCATTATTCCTCGCCCTCCTTAATCTCAATGTGCATCTTGTCAAAAAACTTGCTCAAATCATCAAATGATTTGAATGTGTTATTGCAAAATATAAGGTATGCAGAAATGTCGTTCATTAAATTGCCTGTAATATATTCTATTTTGCCTTGCGTCACTTTAAACTTTAACCCTGTTGGGAAAAGCACGTTATCACCTTTTGCAACCTCAACAGCTCCACTGTAGTATGTCGGCTGCTCTTCCTTTTTCTCTTCTGGTTCCTTTCCCTGCTCGTGCACAGTTTCCAGATCTTCATCTTGTTTTCTTTTTTCCAATTTTTTCAGTAGCTCATCTGACGCTTTACTTAATGCTGACAAAAAACTGATATCGTCAACACTATTTTTATAAACTCCCACGCCCATCTCACCTGTCTTTTCGTCCTCGACAAGAACGGCATTAAAAGCTAATCCGGCCTTAATTGTAAATCTAGTGCTCATATTATCCTCCTTATTTTGTTTTTGCCTTATTGTTGCAGCACTCTGCTTCGCTAATCTCTGGTGCTCTTTTAAGTGTCTTGATATTGCTTCTTCCATAGGCTTCTATCCATGAAAGGTCTACTGGTTCATCTACTACTGTGACTTTTGTGCCGTTTGGAGTTACTGCTTCGTCTCCAGGCTTTAAATCTTCCTCTGCTGCAAAACAATAACTTCTTTTGCTGCCCTCATATCGGGCTTTTACATAATTACTCATTAGCTTTCTCCTTTTAATGCGAAGATTGATGAGGAAAAGATACAAACCGGGCGGACACCGCAGCTGCCGTAGCAACCATAGATGTCGACGTAGCCAGACGAAAGAACAACGGCAGTCCACATATAATATTCGTTGCACGGCGTACTCCATGGAGTAAGTAACCACCAGCAATACCCTTCGTTTGGGATCTGGCTTCTGTATTTTCTGTACTCGTCAAGAGTAAGCAGCGAAACCTTGTCTTTACATGCTCTGTATTGATTCTGTCCATCAACAGACAGTAAATCCCTCTCAAATTTAATAACATTCTCCTCTCCAATTTCATTTTCTATTTTTTTAAGGAGATCACTATTCAGATGCTGACGTAGTTCACTGATTCTCCAGTCATTTATGTCTGGATCAAATCTCATCAACTCTGATTTTTCTGCAAGGCACATGCAACCCAAATCAAGAACATCAATGATTTTCCATTTTAGCCCTGCAAGTTCGAACTGATTGCCTGCTTTAGGCTCAACATCAATTTTTCTTTTTGAGTTACTTTCTAAGATGCTTACTCTTTTCTTTAGATCATCGAACTGCTTTTGCAGTCCTTCTAATGTTAATTCAGCCATTTACTCTCCTTTCGATACAAAGATGTTAGATTTTAAGATACAAACTGGGCGAACACCGTCGCTGCTGAAGCAAACGTTGCCGTTGAAGCGGCCGGACGGAAGAACAACGGCGATTGAACGATTGTATTCACGGTTTGGACTAGTCCATGCTGTACAAGTCCACCACCAATCATCCAAATCATTATTAACAATCAAGTTGTTATACTTTCTGGCCTCGTCAAAAGTGATCGGGCGGACCTTGCAGGTCAGTTCTCCATAGTCGTTCTGACCGTCTACCGTTGTTAAACTTACGGTGTGTTCTACTAGGTTCTCAGCTCCTACTTCATTTTCAATAGTTGGCTGGATTTCAGCTTCGATGCATTTTCTAAGTCCAGATGTTTTGTAATCCGCTGTATCATCTGCAAATTTTCTGCTTTCTGCTATAAAATCCTTCGAGATAACCTTGGTTTTTCCTTCGTGCTGTTCGAGGACAATATAATCATTCTCTCCAATACAAAATGCTTCTCCGGCTTTTAAGCTTTCCAGTTTAACCTTGTTACTCTGCTCTCTTTCTTCAAGCATTTTTACTAATGCTCTTGCAGCTTCAAGTTCTTTACTCATCTGTCTCCTTTCTTATAGTCGTGGTGACTTAACTAAATCACGTACAACTCTATATTTTGAAATGTTTTCTCCATCTTTCTCAACAAAGTAGAACGCTCCATCATTCGGTTCTCTGAAACCGCTGTAATACTTTGTATTTACCGTTACCGCATCCTGCTCCTTGCAGCGGCTGCACCATTCGCGGATTTCTGCGCCGAGGTAACTTTCTCCGCTGTTCACTACAACCATTTGCTTTCTCCTTTCTTTTCTTCTCTGGTGGATTGTAGCAATCTATAAACTCGTGCAAGTCATATAAGCTGCATCCTCTAAATTTCAATGTTTCATTTTGTTTCCATAAGTGCTCTGCCATTACGCCAAATTCATCTGAAAAGCTTTGGATCAACCCTTTCATGGCTTTCTGCCTAGCTCTTTTAATTTCTGTTGCCGTCCTTCCAGTCCTTGGCGCTATTGCATCCACTCTTCTGTAGACATGCCCAATCAGTTCTAACCGCTGCTCCTCTGTTAACTTCATAGGCTTATTGTAACTGGCGATAAATCGCCTGAATGATCTTGGCATCATACAACGCATTGTGTTTTACCCCTTTAGGAAGTGGCTTTCCAAGCTTTGTCAAAAGCTGTTCACGTGATAAATCAAACGCTTCCTTTTCAGAAATTCTTAGAACTCTTGCAATATCCTGATTGATGTCGTGACAACTTGCTGATATGTAATTAGGAAGCTCCAATGCGGAACTTGCCAGAAGATCAACCAGTAAAACAAAATCGTAATGAGATACATCTGACACAAACTGAATATCACTCTCAAAATGTTTAAGCCATCCAAGAAGTGATTCTCGTACCTCATATTTACTGCCAACCACAAATACGGTGTTTTCCTTGTCTAGCAGCTCTGCAAGCTCCTTGTTCTCGCCCTTTACCACTGTATTTGACAACACGTTTTCCTCAATCCAAGGTGTGATCTGATAATCTGCGAAGTCATTAAGTTCTGCGTAAAAGGATTCACCGCTTGCAGATACAATTCCAATACTTATTAGGGTTGTGTCTTTATGCAATCCTGTAAACTCTGCATCAAAGTACAGATTTATCATTTTCTTTCGCTCCTTCCTTTTCTTTATATTCCTCTGCCTGCTCCATTCCAATAATGTAGGCAAGCTGTTCTTCTGTTAAACATGGAAGCAGCCGTGTTGCTGTTTCAAGCAATTGCTTTTTGCTTTCCCCATGGTAAATAAAAATTGTTGATCACTCTCCTTCTTCATTATCTTCAATGCTGCTTGGATTCAGCATTATCATTAACAGCTTCTTCCAAGCAAATGATGTGTTTACTACATATCCCTTTGCAGTTTGATACTGCATATGTACCACATGTGGGTACTTCGCTTTAATTACCGCGTTGACCGTTACCAGTGTTCCATCTGGCGTTTTTACATTCAGCACAACAGTGTCGCCCTGCTTTGCTGTTTCTTTCAGCAGCTCCGCGTCTCTGCTCATTTCTCCACTCAAATGCGGCAATATTTCTCTTAGATTCATACATTTCCTTTCTATATGGCTCAGGCATTCTAGCCCAAGCCACAATTTCATAACCAGAATCTTCAAATCCACCATCTGGCAAATTCGCCTGGCAAGCTTCTTTCGAAACCCACCATCTAAATCTGTTCTTTGGGTCTGGTCCCCAATAATACTCATGGGTAAGTCTAGTCTCGCCCCATCTGATTGTGCACAGCAGATAGCCTGCGGCCTTATCTGGCATCTTTTTAGTCATCCAGAACATCTTTTATCACCTCTCTTAATTTATATTTGCAACTTTTCTTTTTTGCTTACGATGTTGTTGTGACCGTGTTCTCTATCCAGCCGAGCAAATAGTTGTTCTGGATACTAGAGTAGCTATTCGTCACTTCACTCAGCTTCTGCAGAGTGCGCTTTTTTTGCTCTGTCAGAAAACGGTATGTTGTCTTAGGCTTTTCCTTTTTATCTGTCATCACGCCTGCACCTCCTTTCTGCATGCTTCCATTCTTTCAATGTAGCTAATCATGTCAGCAAAGCTTTCTGCTCTGTACAAGATTGCTCTGTTTGTGTCAGCAAGTAGTGTGTATGCACTATCAAACTGGAATATGTAATACTTATGCATTCCCTCGTAGTACATGCAATCTTTAAGTACTACAAACTTATTGATATCCATTGTTTGTTCCTTTCTTATGTAACTTCTGCTATCATTTCTGCCTTCATCTTGGCGAACTTGTTGATAAAATGGATTTGCCCTTTACCAGTTACAAGCGTTGTTCTCGTGATTCTGACGCTTCCATCTGGATTCACAACGGTACGCTCCTTAACTTCAAAGAGTTTCTGTTCCATCGCCTTCTGTGTCGGCATATTTTTACTACCGCCACATTTAATTAGGTAGTCATTTTGACGCATCCACTCAAAGAGTCTGTTTTGCCCGATCTCGTGGCCATTCTGGCAAATCAGTTTTGCCATGTCTCCAATTAGGATCGAGGTCCTGCTAGACTCCACTGCATCTGCAAAGATTTCTTTAGGCTTCATGCGCTCTGTGTCTGCAATCAGTACCTTGTTATCTGCCTTGAGCCTATCAATCTCGTTATTGGCAATCTTTAAGGCTCGCGCCATCACCTGTTCCGGTGTATTCCATGCTTTTTCGAGATCAATGAAGTACTGGCGGTACTGCTTGCCCTTGTCGGTACGCTGAATCATGCAGATCTGCTTTGCCATGTCGATGGAGATTTGATAATCGTTGCAAGTTGTTGTTGGATTCTTTGGATTATTGGTATTCCTTTTTTGGAAAACCAATAAATAATCAATATTTTCAAGAAATCCATACTCACACATGCGGTCAAACCATGTAGTAAAGTTACTCTTGATCTCTAGTCCCTCATGTAGCTCTCTTGCTGATACAGTAGGTCGTTCTGACTCGTAGTTAATTCTCAAGAGTTCCATGTTCCGGCTCCTTTCTGTTAAATTTTCAATGTCCGTTTGTTTGTTACACTTACAGTATAGTTTATTAGGAATACTTTGTCAATAGTTTTTTGATTGTTTGACAAACTTTTTTGTTGACTTAACAAACAAAACTTGCTATAATAATAATGGAAGGAGGTGATAAGATGGAAACTACAATAGGTGAGAGAATAGCAATGGTGCGAAAAAGTCGAGACTACACCTTAGAAAAATTTGGAGAAGCCATTGGAATAAAGAAAGGTTCAGTTAGTCTACTAGAGCGTGGTATCAATACTCCAGCTGACAGAACGATTTTCATGATTTGCAACAGATTTAGCGTAAATGAACAATGGCTCCGTACCGGAGAAGGCGATATGCTTAAGAACGTTACACCATCAGAAGAGATTGCATCATTTCTTGGCACGCTTGCAATAGCAGGCGATGAAAATTTCAAAAAGCGTTTAATCCTTTATCTTGCGCAAATGAAGGATTCAGACTGGGAGAAATTGGAACAAGTGCTTGATACTCTTCTTGCAGGAAAAGATATCATCTTTCCGCCAGGCACCAATGACAAACAAAACTAATTAACCAGACAGTGGGTATCCGTAATGCGGATACCCATTTGTTTTGTATACAAGGCGAATTTCTGGTTGCTATTTTGTGAAAACCTGTTTATACTATTTACATAGTGCAACACAAGCACAAAAGGAAAGGAAGAAAAGGACATGAAAAAGAAATTTGTAGCTGTACTGTGTAGTTGTATGGCATTGCAAGCAGTGCCAGTATTTGCAGAAAGTGAAGTAGAGACAGAAGCAGAAACTTCTGTTGATTATGAAGCAAAGTATAATGAATTGCTCAAAGACTACAACGATCTTCTTAAACTATATAATGAATTGCTTGAGGGTGATGAGGAAGAGAGTTCTGAGGCAGAAACCGAGGCAGAACTCCCAGACGGTGATATCCTGTTCAAGGATATTCCGTGGGGGACAAATTTTGCGAGTGTGCAGAGCTTAACACCAGAACTTAACCTCCAAGCATCTATAGATCAGGCGCTTCCTGTCTATTCAGTTGATGATATTATCTATGGTGGAATTACTGGTGTTGACTATGATTCGACTGGTTTTATGGCAAGTGCTTTCGCTTCAAACTATCAGCAGCCAGCCTTTGGATATACAACATCTTCTGTATATGCGTATTTTGTTTGCCCTTCAGCAGACGGTGTAATTGACTATAATGTGGCAAATGCTATGCTGTACGGTGTTACATACGAATTTAATACAAATGATGTTAGCCCAATGGCAAATGATTTAAAAGAGCAATTAACAGCTACTTATGGCGAACCTTCACAGGATTATGACGAAGATTCTTTCTCGAATAAGGGCGACTCATTTATATTTAATCTCTATGATGGTCATTTTACTGTTTGGGAAACAAAGACCTGCATCTTATCAATCCACTCTTGTGATTATGGTAAGGATGCTGCCGCTCCAAGCACAATCCAGATTAACTATGCATGGAAAGATGCATCTGATATCTTGGAGCAGAATGATAAAATTGTTTCAGCCCAGTAAAACATTAAGAGGACACCCATTACTGGATGCCCTCTTTTTATTTTGTCAAGATATAATAGACGACTCTGAGTGTGCTCAATCTTTCTTCACTCCTCAAGAGCTCTCTGATCTTTTTCTTATAACACCGCATCGTTGCTTCTTCAGCATCTTTTTCAATCTCCTTTTCAGTTCTGCTTTCTGCCATTCATTGCCCTCTCTTTCCTCTATTCTCTTGTCATTGCCTGTGCGATCAGCTCACAGCGATATTCCTTTACGTCGTCTCTATCTGTTAACTGATATAAAAAATCAAGCAATTCCATTTCGTTACGTTTTCCTTCTGGAATAAAAGTAGATATATATGTAATCGCTCTTTTTACATATTCATTGCCTTTTAATTCCACGATACTATCTAAAAAACGTCTAACTACATCACACATATAATCACCTTTCCTTTGCGATTGCATCCACAGAAATTTCGTATGCAACTTTAACTGTTTCTGTTTCATGTTCTCTTTTGATATAAGTTCTGCTCTGGATTCTTCCAGACAGTCTAATTTTGTCCCCGACCTTTAAATTTGATGCCTTTCGAGCAAGCTGATTCCAAGCAATACAATGCAAATAATCGCTCTTGCCATATGAACGATTTACAGCAACTATAAGCTCACATAACTCCTTTTTTAATGGTGTTGTGCGATATATCGGTTTGCTGCATAAATACCCAGTCAATGCAATTTGATTTCTATGTTCCCCACTTTCTATTTCGATTTCACGGACCAGAAAGTACTGCTGTACATGCCTTTTGCCGTCACTGGTGTAATAATTCTTGCTTCGCCATTCTCCAATCACTGTCACTTCATCCTGACGCTTCAAGGCCCCGATTCTATCCTTTGCAACAGCGATTGGTATTTCATCCTTTACTCCACTCAGGCGGCTTGTCTCGATGGTGTTTGAACAAAAATCACTCTCCAAGCAGTCTAATGTTGTAAAATTGTCTAGTAATTTACCATGAATAATGGCAAAATTAACCATTGACTCTGTTGCTTTGCAGTTGTAAACTGTCATCATTAGTAGCCTCCTTTCTCTTTTCTGCTATGGTATAGATAATAGTACTGGTGACTACAATTGTATTGACTTTGTTCACATTTTTTTCGGTCAAAGTTTTTTGGCTATTTCTCAGGCTTTTAAACACTAAAAAACTTTGACTTTGCTTTTTGCTTGATGTAGCCAATAAATTATACTTTTTATTTTTGCCAAAGTACAATTTATTGTAAAAATGACATTTTGAACGAATATGAAGGGTGGTTTTTGACATGAGGAATCGAGTAGCTGATACTGAACGACTTATAAAAGTTATAATTTATGTGCGCAAAAATGCAGGATTGTCACAAATGGATTTGGCAAAAGCACTTGGAAAGAGCGTAGGAACAATAAAAAACTGGGAGAATGGTCTTGGTGCGCCAGACTTTCCAGCGCTGCTAGAATGGTTTAACAGATGTGGTGTCGATGCAGAAAAATGTCTTATGGCTATCTATGACCCTAATAAGTATGAACGTATTTATCACCCTAAAAAAGATAGTGAGACACTGTCTGCTCTGCAGGAATACTTAAAGCACGAAGACGCTGAGTATCTGAAACGTCTGTATTACAATGTCTTTTGTGATACTGGTTCTGATTGGCACGCACAGCTTGATATGCTTACGGCATTGAACAAGTTGCCGCTTGCTGACCGTATAACGTCAGCTCAAGCATATCTCGACAATTTTCTGATTCGACAGGCACGTGGCGAGGTTAAAGACGCTTTTATAGAGCCTGACTTGAAACATTTAGAAGAATCAATACAGCAAGCAAAGCAATCTGTTTGCGAGAGAAAAGATTCTTATCTTAATAATTTGAAATGATAGGGTGTTCCCTATCATTTCAGTTGGAATAATAATAAATTGCAACAGCTTTTTTCCATCCATTTCCACTATCAGATGTCTGAACATAGATATCGCCTTTTCTTCCATCGCTAATTGGCTCTGCTGTTCCAAACGATATAGATGTCTCGTCTAATATACGATATTCTTTTTCACTGCTGTCGTACAACATCAGTGATCCATCTTTCCTGTTTAAGCCAATCCATCCTAGCGTTGTTCCACTTCCACTAAATTTTATATATGATGCATTCCCAACTCCATTAAGGTCTAGTGCAGTAGTTATTCCTGCGGTTATTCGCAATGTTTTTTCAAAAACTTCCAACCTAGCGCTAAAAGCAGTATTATCTGCGTTCCACTCATGGAAATCCAAATATTTTCCAATCTCCATCACACCAGTCTGGTCAATCCATGGAATTGCGTTCGAAATATTCTTTGAGACATCAACTATTTCCATTCCGCTCAATTTTTTTGAGTTTCGGGAATTCTCAACTGTCGTTATTAAATTTTCAAAGTTTCCAACATGCAATATTGCGTTATTGGTTGAGCCGTCGTTGATGTATACATCTTTTTCGCTATTTGACACGCCAGGGAATAACACTATATCATTCGCTGATGTAAGACTTAAGTGTTGTGAACCAGTTAAACGTAAATAGCCTTTTGTTGTTATAGCCATATCTTCATCACCAATGCTTATCATTGCTTTTTGCAGATATAGTTCACCAGATTTCATTCTTGTACCGATCATAACACTTTCTGACGTTGCGCTAATTATAAATTCCTCTGTATCTGACGTTGGACTAATTACCTTAAAGGTTTTATTAAAAAATGCATCTAGTCCAGTAATGGTGCCTGTGGTGATACTGGCAGCATCTAAATTGATGATAGAGACCTCTGAGGCATCTATAACGCCTGCTGTTATTTTATCAGCAGACATATCCTGAATTTTCGCATTGGTAATTTGCGCATCACCAATCATTGCACTTGTTATCCAACCCTGCTGAATATTCGCTTTATCAAGTCTGGCAAATAATATATTTGCATCATTTACCGTGATTGCGCTTGCCTGTAAGTTGGTGATCTTTGCATCTACAGCGTTTAATTGATTGAATGTGGCTTTTTTTGCCGTAATTTCTTGAAGGCTAAGAATGTCATCTTTAACTCGTTGCAATGCTATTTCAGATGGACTTTTCACCTCTTTTTCTTCAAAGCCATAAGATGCCACTTCCGACAGCAAGCCACCATCAAATGTAATGGTGTGCTGCATCACTGGAACATTTATAAGATTATTTTTGGCATCAACTATTGTAACGATATCGCCTACGTCAAGCCTCGGATCTCCCATAAACGAAAATGACACTGGATAATAGCTCATATCCTTTATTTTTTCAAGGATCTTATCAAGCCATTCCTGTGTCATTACTGGATTGCTTAAATTTGTATTTATATTTGTTCCTGATTCATAATGATTGTTTTCTGTATAACAGCTGATGCCTGAGATTTGGCACATCGTTTCTGATTGTAGCAGATCATCAAAATATCTATTGGTCCTAATCAGATACGTGTGTGATTCTTTTAAAAATTCGATTGTGTTATAAATGAACGATAGGTTCTGGTCTTTTAAATAGTCACCTGCTGCATCACCTATTTTCCCTGGATAGTCAGCTGTTAACGCTTCATACCATCTAAATGTTACTTTTCCGTTTCTGTCGCATATAGCAAATGTACCATGGAGTTGTGCGATGTATCCAACCACTTGCTGCATTGTGAAACCGTCAAACGGCTCTTTGTATGTTTTCTCTCCCGACTGGTCGTTAACCGTCAATATTTTATCTATCATCAGGCTATCAGATAATTTGCTTGTGTCAAACTCAACACCTGTCTGTTCGCTTATATCAGTTAAAAATTCTTTACTTTCTACTGGATAGTTTGTAATTTTGCTTTTATATGCTTTAGCTAACTTTGACTCTAGCCTGTCATATGCTGTAAAAGTAAGCAGGTTTCGGTCTTTTTTTTGCTCTTTTATTGTAAAATACCCCATTGGTATCCATTCTATAGTGCCATCAGCTGTTGCTCCGATTTCAAGTCTTACTTCCGTACCTTTTACAAAATCTTGCGACTTTGTAAACATAGATACTTCTATTTTGGACGCTGTAGCTCCACCCACATAAAAATAGCTATCAGGAGTTGAAAAAATTGTTTGCACTATCTCTTGGATTCCATCTGATATTCCGTTTAGCCTTGCGTAGAACGTTCTTCCACTGCCTGATATAACTTTATCTAATGCTTCTGATACCTGATACATAGTGTTTCCCTCCTCCAAGGATTTTTTCGTATATAAAAATACCGCAGGTATTTTGCCCACGGTATTAAAAATTCTTTAGTTCATGTATTTCTGATGCTTGAATTTTACAGTTTGGCTATTTCGCTTTGCGTAAATCATCGTTGTAGATATATCAGCATGCCCCAAAAGCTGCTGAACTTCCGTGATGTCCATTCCTCGCTCCAAGCAATCTGTTGCAGTAGTATGACGGATCAAGTGAGGATAAACTCTTCGGTTAACTTCTGATCTTTTCCCGATCTGTTTGATAATCTTTTCTACTGCCGGCTTTTTAAGTCTCTCATACGGTGCTCTTTCTCCAGTAAAAAGTGCTTCTGAATCGCCTTTACGACTTTTCAGATAGTCAATTAGCATAAGTTTAGCTCTTGCACTTAGGTAACTTGTTCGATGTTTATTTCCTTTTCCAAAAAGATATACTTCACACCGTTCAAAATCTACATCTTTTTTGTCCATTCGGATGAGTTCAGTAACTCTACATCCAGTACTATAAAAAAATTCAACAATTGCCTTTTCTCGAATGGTTCTACAAGCCTTTCGAATTTGTTCCATTTCTATAGCCGTTAGCGGAATAGGATCTTTTTTTTCGTAATTGATTACGCTTATTGCTCTGCATGGGTTTTTGTTTAAGTATCCTTCATTTGTTCCCCATTCAAGAAATGTGTTTAAAACGGTTCTGCGTCCGTCAAGTGTACGATTACTTATTTTCCGCGTTTTCTGAAGTGTATACAGATATACTCTTAAATCATTTGGTGTTATCTTCTCTATCGGTTTTTGTATGTCCTGTAGCCACTCAAAAAAATTCTTTAGGTATATCATATACTGTCTAAGGCTGTCATCGCTCATACCTTCGATTTTTTGGCTTACTATGTATGCCTGATACCAACTTGGCGTAAAATCCTCATACAGAACCACTTCTGTATTCCTTTTTGTTATCTCGTAGTCATCAATATGCAGCTCAATGATTGTTTGCACGTCTTTTAGGAGATCTGATGGGATAATCACGCTAAGTTTTGCCATTAACTCACTTGTAAAAATTTCTTTCACTTTTTTGTCCTCCGTACTTGAAAAAATGGGAGGCATAAAGTATAATGATTTTTGTCAGCAATGACAGGTGTGTGAGAGCTGTTCCGACTGCCAGGAAGGAAAACAGCTCTCCTTTTTTATACCCATCTTTACCGATTTATCACTTGCCTTTTGCCTATGTAATATTTATGTTACACCATCATCATAGAACACATTGGACAAGAAGTCAATCCTTGTGCAGCTTTTTTAATAGGATTTTTATATTTTTTATAATTTGGAAATTTTTGCCAAGCAGCCCTTGCCTAATTTAGTTAATTAGTCCCAATATCCGAGTTCGACACCCTTTTTATAAATTTGAGCGGCAACAATCTTATATCCAGCAGGCAAAAAGTGTACCCCGTAACCATCACCTTGGTAAATTAGGCTGGGTGGCATTTCACCGCTCTGAATTGCTTGCTCATCTGATTTAGTTGGGGTGATTCCTGCATCGGACAGCCCATAATCAAGAATATATTTTCGTATATCAATAAAGTGTTCACCAAACGTTTGATACATTTTGCGGTTATAGTTTGCAATATCATCGAAATAAGTCTTTGCAGTTAGTCCGACGATAATATATTTGCCACTAGTTACAGTAGATACCATCAATTTTTGGACATCAATGATATGTTCAACTGTATCATTTATATTGTTTGTGCCAACCCAGATAATAACAATATCGTTTCTTTTCCCTATCGATGCAGGATATACACGCATAGGCCTGCTGTATTTTTTTTCCGTAGCGTTCCAGTATACACGCAAGCATAATTTGCTCTCAGAATTAACAACAAGCGGGCCTTCAAAGTCACCTATCCGTACATTATTCGTTCCAGTTCCCACTGCAAATGTACTATCACCAAAATTAGCATTGTAACTACCGGTAGAATACAATTTGATAGGAATATCTGTAGCACTTGTTACTACTGGGACAGTGAATGGCTTGACATAGGCTGGTATAGCACTCATTCTCAATGCTATCTGCTCTGCGCGCTGTCCACCGACACCATAATTATTTACCTTATAATCTTGGAGCATAGTTTTAAGGACGGTAGGATAGTCTGTTTCACCTATTTTGGCACCTGCGCCCATTGTCAAACTATCCCCCCAACAATTTATTACTGTTGGGTCTTTTGGGGTAAATTCACTCCGCAATTTTTCATTGTTTTCAGTGATTAAATCGTCCATTATTCCAGCAAATGCATAAACATTTTTAGGAATGTACTTATTAGTTCTTTCTGAGGTAATGCACATTTTATATATCGCATCACTCGTTGCGTTAGCAGGAAAGTATATGTACATTCTGTTCATTTGGCTTGTAACAGAAATAGCTTTATTATCTACCGTCCCCAATGACAACCCAACTATGTGAGAATAATCCTCATCTTTTATCAATCCGCACGACACACCAGACAACAATATAGTACTCTTCATAAAATTGTTGAAAAAATAATTGCCCGCATTTATATCACTTTCTAAATCTAAATACAGGGTTCCGGCCTTATTCGTTGTTCCTTTAAGTGTAACAATGTTATCAGTCACACTGTAATTTAACCCGTTAAAAGACGTTTCTGCCACATCTTTCATTTTTAAAATATTTTTGCTAATATCGGAATACAGATTCAACCCGAGATCCCCTAAATCCTGCTTTACCTGACTTATTTCTTCACCCTGCGATTTTGTTGTTTGTTTCAACGTTTCTACATCTTCGAAACTTGCTAGATTCAATATTTTTGTCTCTGCCATGCAATTAATCTCCTTACTCAGTTGTGACTTTTACGGCTAAACAGCCTTTAGCTGCATTGTAAAAAAACTCAATTCCACTTCCGCCGGCCTTTGTTTTTAACGTTGTGTCTTGTTCATTGTTTTTTAATTCAATCTTTGCTAGCCTATCTCCAACTACTTTAGATTCAGCTGGTGCATCTGGCTTTTTTAGTGTGGTATCAGGAACATCACGGAATGACGTCCTAACATTGTCCCCTGTGACTTGTCGTACACCATCCTGCATATCGTAGACAAGAAAGGTGTCTGATGACTCTACTTTTGTTTTCTTTTTATATTCAGTCCAAAGTCCCATATCATCACCTTACCCCTCTACCTTTACGGCTAAACATTGCTTTTCTTCGTTGTAAAACAGTTCAATTCCTATACCAGATACTTTTCCAGCAAGTTCATCTCCGACCGCCTTTGCATCCGCAACTCCACCAGAAACGCTTAATGTCTTGTCAGTCTCTAATGGATGCCGATTATAATATTTCTCTACCGCGTTACTGATCTGTTCATCAGTAACGCCACCATCTCTTAACTTTTGGATTACAATTCCAAGCACATCCTCTGGTTTCATTGCCGCCTCCTATTTATATTTTGTTCCAAAGCTGCGTTGACTCTTCAAATTTATAATAATCGCCAGTATCACTTGCCAGAAAAGAGCTGCCTGTTGCAACATACGTAGGCAGCTTGCCTACATCTTTTGCAAGCCCCTCATAACTACGCACATTCCCTTGCGCAGACGTACACACTAATGTACCCATATCTGGCACATCTTGACCAGGCTTATAAAACTGTCCATCTTGTTTCACCATATAATCATATGTCATGCTTTTTCCACCTCACTTTCTTCTAGCATCATGCTAATTGCTTCAAATTCAAGCTCTGATGCTTCTATATTCTCGATCAAGCTAATTGGAATTTTGCAAACATCTACGTCAACTTCAATTCCATCCAGTAATTCACCTAACTCTGATTCTAGGTTTTGCTCCATTCCCTTTTTGGGCACAATGTCGCCATTTTTCTTTTTATCGCAGTACTTTTCAATCAATTCATTTCTTGATTCTTGAAAAGGAATCGCAGCTTTATCCAACATTTCAATATTGTGGTTGATTGCATAAATTGCCTTAATTGGTTTCCTTACACCATTGTTTTTAAACGATAAAAGTCCATTGATTGTTTTTACTAGTGCTCTATTTGACATCTTCATTTTGACACCTCATTTTTCAATAAAATTTGCGGCAACGCCAACATATCTGGGCAGTATATCGGCGTATGAATACACCGGATATGTTGGCGTTCCAACATAAAATTTGCGTGTTTCTGTTTTCCCAGACTTCGGATTTCGGAAAGTGATCGGAAAAAATGGTGGTTCTATTGCAGCAGCAAAAGCTGCTGCTTCTTCATCATCCAAAGGCGCCAGCGTAAGATTTAACTTAATTTTCTTTGCTTTGACGTCACCTTCCATATCGCCAGACGCAACTCGCCCCGTATTGCGGCTCCAGATGATGTTATCTGTTATCGTCAGATCTTTAGCTTTCAGCTCCAATCCACTTATGATTACAGTTTTTACTGGGCCATCCATTACATCGTTTCCCTCCTTTACGTTAAAAGTTGTGCCTTGCCTGTCTGCATAACACGTGAATTATTCTCATTCTTCACTACTTCAAAAATGCGCCTTGCATCGCCTTGAAGTGTGACATTGACGGTTACATTTCCGCCGCCACCCATTTGCGACATTGCAGCTTGCATTCCTTCTGCTACTGCACTTTGCATCACGCTTGCAAGCTGCGATTCGTTGAGTACTTCTGTCCTGCCGCCTACATGTCCCACAAGTTCTGGTCCAGCCTCTCCTGCAATAAACATTGAGCCTGCATTTACAGTACCACCTGCATATTGTGGAATGACGCTAAAGCTTGACATGAAGTCTTTTGTGATGACTCCTCCACTACTAAATTGTGGTATGTCATGCCATCTTCCACCATAAAAGGCTCCGCCTGTGGATTTTTTAGTACCTGAAACTATGCTTGAAATAAATCCTGTTATCCCTGAAAGAATTAGCGATACTCCAGATTGTTTCTGAACCTTATTAACATATCCTAAAATTCCACTGAACCATTTTCCAGATATCGGAATTGAGTCTCCCAATGACGTTACCCAACCTGTTAATCCACTAAACCAACGATTGTTCTCTGGAACCCTATTCTGAAAGTCCGTCATCCAACCTGTTAATCCACTAAACCAACGATTGTTCTCTGGAACCCTATTCTGAAAG